TCCCTGCTGTGGTGAACTGGATTCATCCGGGACCTGCTGCGCTCCGGCCTGCGCATTCGGCGAGGTGATGAACGCGCTGGGCAAGCTGAAATATATCCGGGCCCAATCTGAAAGCGCCCTGCGAGGGGAGCAGGAACCAAAGTCGGTTTTGCGGGTCATCAAGATGAACTGCGATCACGCCCTAGCGGCCCACAGCCCGAAGGGCGCGGACACGCAGCGAGAGGCCGAAGGCCGGAGCCAACCCAAGAGCGGAAGCGTCTACCATGGGCCCATCCCCGGCCCTGATACGCCGCAAGCGCAAGCAATACACCACAAACCTTCGGACCCCCACCTACAGCGCCTTATAGAGGCTGCTGAGGAGCTTATTGAGCAGATCGACGATGCGGAGGCCTGCCGGACGGGTGCGAACCAGCATCTCGTGCTAGCGGCTGAAAAGCGTCTCCGCCAAGCCCTCAAACCCTACAGGATCGAGCCATGACCCAAGCCGGAGAAAAGCTCATACGCGCCGCCCGTGATGCACGGGTGGAAGCAGCTCGCCAAGCAGAACGCCGCAGGGCTGCTGGTATCTGTGTAGCTGAGGCTAGGGCGTGCAATCGCGACCTTGTGGAAACGCAAAAGGCGGCTGACGGCATATACCCGATCAGGTGGTTTTATGGAGGCACGCTGTCGGCCCTTCTGACCCAGGCGGGCTTTCTTCGCGAGCGCCGAGACGCCCTCCTCGCTGCAGCCCGTAAGATCATGGGGAAGACGAGATGACGATGAAGAGCTGGTTTGATCTTCGAGCGGCTGTTTATGGTGCCACGCCTTATCTCGATCCGACACCACAACACTGGCTCAAAAGCGAAGAGTCTGCGAGCTACTGCCGTGAGTGTGCAATCCAAGCGCGCGGGAAGGAGTTTGATCTTGGACGTCCGCTGGACGACTCTGATTGGTTCAACCGAGGCGCGTGGGAAGACGCTTTCTTCGAGGGGATATCCTGCTACGCCCCCGGGTGCGCGGGCGAGTCCGACATTACAGAGGCCTGCGACACCTGCGGCAGAACACTCGATTACTGGCTGACAGACCATGGCATCTCGGAAGAGATCGATCATTGGGCGAATAGCGAAATGTCCGGCGACCTGAGCGAGGTAGCCTACAACATCGACCGGCTGTTCGAGTGCAAAGACGAAGACCGCGACGCCGTGCGCGCCATTGCCCAGCGTTTTCTAAAGCATGCGCATCGCCCCGCAGCCCGCAGCATGGGGAAGTAGTATGACGGCCGCCGCGCGCAAAATCGATATTGTCCCGCGCGGGCTAAACCGGGCCCAGGCGGCGGCCTATATCGGCGTGTCGCCCGGCACGTTCGACAAGATGGTTGCAGACGAGCGGATGCCGGCGCCGCGCTGCATCAATGCCCGTCGCCTCTGGGACATCCGCGAACTGGACGCCGCCTTCGATGACTTGCCACACGCACCGATTGACGGTCAGGATGGCGCCGGGCAGAGGAACGGCGCATCACCCTTGGATGGGGTCGCGTCGATATGAGCGGCGCCGTGGCATCGATCGAGTTCAAATATCTGGTGCAGGATCGCGACCGCCACGGCAATGTGCGCCGCTATGTGCGCATCAAGGGCCGGCCGAAAATCCGCCTGCGCGAAGAGCCGGGCACCGAAGCCTTTCAGCGCGAATACGATGCAGCCGTCGCCGGCCCCGTGGCCTCTGGTGCCGCTGCCACCACGCGACCCCGGAGGGCGCAGGGCACAATCGGCCATCTCATCCAGCATTATGAGCGTTCGAGCGACTACAAGGATCTGGAGGCGTCGACCAAGGCCGTGCGCAAGCGCCTGCTGGACCGCCTCGACCAGAAGGTCGGCGCCTTCAAGGTGCGCGACCTGCGGCCGATCCACATCAAGAAATGGCGCGACGCGCCGGACGGGCCGGAGGCCGGCAACGCCGTCGTCAAGACGCTGCGGTGCATCTTCGCCACCGCGATCGAGGACGAGCTCGCCGCCGACAATCCTGCCCTGGCCGTGCGCTATCGCAAGGGGAACCCGGCCGGACACACGCCGTGGAACATCGGCCACGTCGCACAGTATGTCAGGCGCCACCCGCCGGGCACCCGCCCATATCTGGCGCTGTGTCTCTTCCTGTTCACCGGCGCCCGCCTGTCCGATGCCCGCCGCATGGGCCCGCAGCACGAGCGCCAAGGCGGCACCTGGCTGAATTTCACCCAGCACAAAGGCCGCAACCGCAACCCGATCGTGGTCGACGTGCCGATCATCAAGCCATTGCGCGAAGCGATCGACGCCTGCCCCTCGAACCAGATGGCCTACATGGTCACCGAGTTTGGAACCCCGTTCAAATCGGACAAGTCATTCGGCAACTGGATGGCCAAGCGCATCGCGGAAGCGGGACTTGAAGGGGTCAGTTCCCACGGGATCAGGAAAGGCCTCGGTGATATCCTCGCCGAACTGGGATGCTCGGCTCACCAGATCATGGCGATCCTCGGACACACGACGCTGAAGCAGGCCGAGGTCTACACCCGCCGCGCCAATCGCAAGCGGATGGCCGGCGACGGCATGGAGAAACTGGCCCGGGCGGTCGAGGCTGAAAACATGCTCTCGCTACCGGCGCCCGAACAGAAGGCAAAGTGACACCGGTCCGGAACGGAAACGGCACAAAGTGTCCCACTTTTCCGGTGATGGTGTCCCACCGAAGCGCAAATGACTGATAAGCAAGACGAAAATAAGGGGATGGTGCCCGGGGGCGGGCTCCGTGATTTCTTCTGTTTCAAGCGGTTATCGGCAGGTGGGACACATTTACACCTCACGACCGATCAATGGCTTGCATCAGGCCGTGTCCCACTTTTTCTCATCCTCGCGATCATCGCTATCGGCCTCGCCGGGCGCGCGTTGAACCCGGTCTTTGTGAACGACCAGCTCGAGCTGCTGGAATTCTCTGCACGCTGGCAGTGGGTCTATGACGAGCAGATGCCGGTCTATGCGTGGATATCGACCGCGCTCCTGCGGCTGACCGGTGACAGCGTCCTTGCCCTGGACGCGCTGAAATATCTCTGGGTCGGCGGCATGCTTATGGCGCTGGCCGGGATCCGAGCGGTTGCGGCCGGGATCCGGCATCATCGCGATCGCGTTTGCCTTCCTGCTACCGACGGTGAACGACGATCTGATGGGCGAGGTCTCCCATACGGCAGCGATGATGTGCGCCGGCGCGGTATCGGCCTGGCTGATCGTGCGCGCGATTGACGGTGAGACGCGCCGCCTCTGGCTCTGGCTGGGCCTGGTCTGGGCTGGAGGATTGGCGGCGAAACATTCCATGGCCCCGCTGGTTGCCGCGGAATTTGCCGCCGTGGCGCTTCTCGCTGGCCCTGCGAGGGCGCGAATGCTTCGGCACATGGTTCCGGCTGCCGGCATCATGGCGGCGCTGTGTGCCCCGCTGTACGCGATTCTCGCAACAGCGCCGGAGACGGTCGGCGATCAGCTGGCCGAATTCTACACGTCCCGCGGCCTGGGCGGCGCGCTGATGGACTGCCTCACATCCCCGCTCGCCGAGGCCGGTTTGCTGATTGTGGGGATCGCTGTCGCGGTGGCGTGGAAGCGGCCCGCGATAGGCCGGGCGCGCTGGGTCATCATCGCCGTGGCCGCCGGTTTCGTCGCCGCCATCATCTGCGGCGTCCTGCTGTCCGGCGCGACGGTGTTGCGCGACCGCTGGCTTGCCGCCGGGCTCGTTCTGCTGGCGCCGGTTGCGGCCAGCATGGTGCCGCGGCCGGAGCGGTGGCGATGGGCTGCAGCCGGGCTTGTCCTCGCTGCTGCCGCGGCGCGGGCGGCGGAGACCGCCGGGCTGGTGTGACCGGCATCACGGCGCCGGGCGACGCGCGTGGCGCACGGTGGCCGACATGAACGGATACGACCGACACAGCGACGATTACAACGGCGGGCGATTTCCCGGGCCCTGGACCGTTGCGGCAATCATCGCGGCCATGATCGCGATTGTGATCGTCTCGGCAGTCGTGTAGATCAGCCAGCCCGGCGGGGCGGCCGGATCGATCGACACCGGAGGCCGCCAAGATGTACGGGAAATGCTATTTCGAAGGGGAAATGCGGATATGCGCTTTCGGGCTGCAGTGTGAGAGCTGCAGCTGGCGGGAGGTCTATCCGCTAGACCATCATCCGAGCCCGGCCGTGGTGGCCAGGGCGCGCGTAAAGGCCAAGGTCCGGGCGTGCGAGCACTGCGGCCGGACTGGCATGAGCTTGGAATGCATGTGGGCCTATGAAGACCCGGCAGGGACGGCAGCCAGAGCCGCCGCCCATGCGGTCGCGGTCAATCGGGGTCGACCCGCGCCGCCTCTACCCGCGCCCAATGAGCCTGACATGCCCGGGCGATTTGCGCGTTGATCTGCGCAACCTCACCGGCGGCAAGCGCGATCTGACGCCAATCTTGGCCGGGTAGTGCCGGTGCCAGATCTTCCGGCGGTGTCAGACAGGTCTGCGGTGGCGTCTCGACCTGCTCACGGACGATACGCTCGACCTCACGGATTTGCGGGTCCAGGTTCGGCGGTGAGCCCGAAGGCCTGGTTGAACACGCGCACATCGTCGTCAGCAGCAGGGCAGCTGCGATCCTGGCTTTCATGGAAGGCCCTCCGGGCTGCGGCCGCGTCGGCAGCCAGTTGTCGTGCATCGGCGAGAAAGTCTGCGACATGCTGACTGCGCCAGACGCGATCTTCGTCAAGCCTGGTTTCCGCGGTCGTGGCTACGCCGGCCAGGCGCTCCGTCTCTTCGCGGAAGGCTTCGCGCATCTGGTTCGCATCGGCGCGAGCGATGGCCGCCGACTTGTGGGCTCGACCAAGAAAATAGGCGCCCGGCACCGCCCCAGCCGTGAAAGCGCCCATGATGCCGGCGCCGATCAGCCCGGCGCGGATCGTGGTGGAGAGTCGGCCTATCACGACCGCAACTCCGGCGGCAGCGCCAGCGGGTTGCCGCCCGCCATCGCCTGCCAGTGGTGACGGATGCGGACGACATATTGCGTGGTTTCCCGCGCATGGTGGCCCGTCACGTCCGGCAGACAGGGCAGGATATCGTCCCAGTCCCGCGCGCCGTCGCACTCACCCTGCGCCCGGATGATGTTGCCCGCGCCGGCATTGTAGGAGGCGAGCGCCAGCTCCCAGCGGCGGATCTGCGGGCGCGGCGAGCGCCACACCGCCATTTGCCGCGCCATGTACCAGGCGCCCGCCTCGATCGCGATATCGTCATGCGGGCTCGCGCGAATGCCGAAGTGCGCCTGCGCCTCGCGCCACGTCGCCGGCATGAACTGCGCCAGCCCGGCCGCGCCGACCGGCGAGATTGCCGAGGGATTGCACAGAGATTCCTGATAGAGCTGTGCGGCCCAAGCGTCGGGATATTGCCATGCACCCCAATAGGTCTGCACCGCATCATCGATATCGACCCGGTAGGGCTCACAGGCGGCGAAACGCGCGGGCCAGGCATCCGGTGCCCGGAAACCAACAGAAACGCTCTCCACGGCCTCTGGTGCCGCCGTATCGGGCCATGCGGCCGGGGATGGCGGTTGACCGAATGCCTGACCTGCGAGGAGGAAGGCGCCGATCACGAAGGCGCCGCGCAGAATGGCCAGCGCCACCGGGTCGGTCTTGATGATGGCAAGGCCCTCGTCGCCTTCCGCGTTCAAGCCTCGGATAACAGTCACCAGACGAAGGCCCAGCATCACCGCCACCACGGCGCCCAGATAGGTTGCGCCCTTCAGCAGGAACCCGCCGCCAAGGAAGGCGAAGGTTCCCCCCGCCACCAGCGCCAGACAGGCCAGCGCGATCGTGACAGCATTCCAGGTCAGCGCGCCGGTCAGGAAGCGTTTCAGAACAGACATAGCTTTCTCCATGAAAAAGCCGCCTCAAGGGCGGCGTGTTCGAGCTGATTGCGATGCGGGACCGCGCTATTTGATGAACGCGACCGCGGCAGAGGTTATGCCGGCCAGGACAATCGATGAGACGAATACGACGACGCGGAATGACCCGGAGGTCTTGTCCTTCGTTTCCTTCAGAAGCCGGACTTCCGCGGTCAGATCGCGAAGGGCCTGCTTGATATCGTCAAGGGCCGCGTCCATGTGCCGGTCGCGTTCGGCGCGGACGGCATTAGTCACTTCCATCGCGTTGATCCGGTTCTGCATCGCGCGCATGGCCTCGTCCATCATCGGGACCTCCGTCATGGTTCCGCGCCGCCGTCTTGGTCCGCAGCACGATGCAGATCGCCATCACGCCGATGCTGGCGCCTAAGAGCAGTGTGATACCAAGCATCGAGACGGGCCTCCCACCAGCGCCGGAATTGGGCTGTCATTGGACCGCCCGCCACCGCGCCGGCCGAGATGTAGCCCAGCGCGTTTAGATAGGTGACGTAGACGCTAGGAGACGGCCACCCGGAGTAGTGCTGGATCGCGTGACCGATCAGCATCAAGCCATGGCAGATGACGGCAATCTTCGCCCAGGTCATGCCGACGCGGCGCTGGCCGAAAAGAGAGACCAGCCAGACCACGATGCCGACATCCACACACACGAAGACTTGAAGCGGCACGATATCGCCCGAGGCCTGTTGGCCGACCACGCTGGCCAGCCACCCGGCGATGAGGACGATCATTGTCTCAAGCCGCATAAGTCGCGCCCGGACAGAGGCTGCGCAGATCAAAAACCAGCCCAGCAGCGCAAAGGCGAATACATCAGGCATGATCGCTCCTACGGATCGGTCTTCGAACCGCCGGAAAGCGTCTGCATCCCGCCCTCGACGCCGACGCTTCCGCCGATCAGCTCGGTCAGAACATGGGCGTCGTTCATGGCGTCCAGGACCTCGCCCAGGGCCCGGTCCAGAACCTTGGCCTGCCGCTTCGGAACGCCATGCTCTTCGCACATCGTCCGGCAGGTCCGGCGAAGAGCCGCCGCGCCCGTTTCGATATCCTGGAATGCGGCCTGCACCGCTTTCGCATCTTCAATGGAGATCATGAGATTGTCCTTTCAGGCACAAAAAAGCCCGCCATCGGCGGGTCGGGATCGGCGAACGGCGTTCGGTGGGGCGATCAGATTACGCCGGGTCCGTCAGCGTGAAGGTGATCGCGCCGGACGGATAGGTCACGGTTTCGTCAGCCTCCAGCGTGCGCGAGGAGACCGAGCCATAGCCGACCAGATTGCCATCGGTCGCGGCATCATAGAAGGCGATATAATCGATGGTGATGTTCGAGCCGGACGGGGCGGCAGTCCACGTAAACGCCTCATTGGTCGCGACCTCGCCAGAGGCAGCGGAAGCAAAGCCGTCGATAGCCTGACGGCCTTCGTCGGTCTGGGCACCCAGAGCGGTTCCGGCGCCACTGGGATCGCCGTTGAAAGGTTCAGCATACCAGCCTTGCGCGCCGATGAGGTCGAGAAGGGCATTCTTGCCCGCAGTCGTGAGTACACCCATGGTGGTATCTCCTGTTCTGGGTGGTTGGGTTAAGCTTCGGGATCGGCGGGCCAGTCGGCCGGGCCGAGATCGCGGATCGGGAGCGATCCGAGAAAGGCGTGACGCATCGCGTGCGCCGGGTCGGTGGCGACCGACAGGGGCAGAGCCCATTCCGTCCCATTGGCAAGGGGCCGTGGATCGAGGGCTGCGCCCGCTGTGGTTTCGCCGCGCACGGCATCGGCCTGCGCTTCATTCAGGATGAAGTGTTTCATTGGATCGCTCGTGTGGAGAGGAATGGCATCAGGCCGCGGCCCAAGCGGTCAGCAGGGCATTGTCCGCAGCGTGGATGTCTGCCCATTCTGCGGCCGTGAAAGAACGGCCAGCACGGAAGATGGAGGCTTGACCGTCGCTGTGCGCGAAAGGCGTCCCGCTATCGTTGCGGGCCAATATGTAGATGTCCGCATTCGCGGGAGCGCTGGATGAGTCTGTGTCCGTCCCGTCCAAAACACCCGCTACGTAACATTCGATGGCTGCGGCGCCAGACCGGTTGATGCCAAGCAGACCAGAAGCCGACTGAGACAGCGTTGTTTCGTTGTTATTTGGGCCGCCAGATGGACCGAAAGCTACCCAGGCATTGCCGTCTGTTGATCGCGCGATCGCAGTAGTATCTGGCCCAACAGCGAGCCCCGCATAATACCCCAGGCCGCTGCTCCCGACCGCGCGAACCCAAACCCCCATCGAGGCGCTATTCTGTGTGTACTGAACGCCGTCAGTCGACGGGTTGAAATTCGAGTTGATGTAGCTTGACGAGCCATTCCCGGTGTACCCCTCGCCCGGCGTATGCGTCGGTGAATTCACCGCTGTCATTAGTGTGGCCGGGTCGTTGATCCAACGCAGCGCGTCCGTCGCGTTATCGAGGAACAGGAGAGACAGGACATCATGCCCGCCCCAGGTGTTCGTCCCGTTCGTCAGGCCGGACTTGAGGTTTGAAATGTAAGCGTTGAGCACCCCGATCTTGGCGTCCGAATAGGTGCCGGTCTTGGCCGACAGGAATGCGCCAACCTCCGGCCACAGGGGCTCACCCATGATGATTGTCGAAACGGCCGTAACAGACACAGACTGCCTGTAATTCGCCTTCTGCGTCGCGCCCGCTTCAGCCACGGCCGACACAGCGGCGGCCTGGCGATATCCAGCCAGCACGGCCTCTGCTTCGGGGATTTCCGCCACGGCAGAGATTTCGGCGGACTGGCGATATCCAGCCTGCAGCACGGTCACGTCGCCGAACGCCGCCACCGCCGCGATATCAACCGATTGCAGATATCCCGACAGGGGTGCATCCGTCAGTGTGACCGACGAGGCCGCCGCCACGTCCACGGTCTGCACGTATCCGGCCAGGACCGTATCGACATCGCCAACCGACGCGACTGCCTCAATCTCCAGAAGACCGACCGAGCCGAACGAGCCCAGCTGGAACATCCGCACCAGATGCGTGGATGAAATCGCCTGCAGGAAGACGGTCTCATTCGGCTTGATCAGCGGGTTGCCGCCCTGATCGAAACCCGACGCCGTGACGCCGGATCCCAGATCGATCTCGACGAAGCCGTTATAGGCGTGGACGATGAAGCCGTCCCCCGCCGAAAGAGACGGCAGCGCCCGGACGGCCAGCGCGCCTTGCGCATCCACCGTTGTGGACGTATCCGCCGTCAGGTTGCCGCTGCCGGTGACGTGCTCGCCCTGCAGGCCGCCGCCGAAGCCGTCCGGCAGCAGAGATGCGGAGAACTTTCCACCCTCGCCCAGGGCCGCCAGATCGCCCTCCTCGGTGCCGATACGCGCATCAATGGCTGCATCAACGTCAGGCTCGGTGTTATCGACCTTGGACCAGGCGGTGCCGTTCGAGACGATCCAGTCCTTGACCTTCCAGTCCGTCTCTCCGTCGATATCGCTCGAGCCCGCGACCGAGACGACATAGACATGCCCTTTGTTCGCAGGGTCAGCGGCCGGAATGGTCGGTGTGTTCGTCGAGGCGTTCCACGCGCCCTGATACGTCAGAGGACCTGCGTCAGCATCCAGCTTGTCGGCCAGCAGCGCATCCACCTGCGCCTGCGTGTAGACCGTGTCAGCATCCGCCTTGGTATCCAGCTCATCCTGCAGCCCGTCGATATCCGAGATCGACTGCGCGGCCAGCAGGGCCGACTTGCCGCCGACCTTCTCGACGATCAGCGTGCTTTCACCGGAGCGCAGATACAGCTCGTCGGCGCCGGAGAGTCGTTGCGTACAGACCGTGACGACTTGGTTCTCGTAGTCCGAGATCGAGATGACCTGCTCGAACCAGACCTGACCTTCATTCGCGCCGGCGGTATTGATAACGGTCGAACCGATGCCCTGGCCGCCGGTCCCGGTGCCGTTCAGCTTGAAGAACAGGCCGACCGAATTGTTCACGTCCGTGTCTTCGGCGCTGGTGTCCTCGTAGGCGAGACGGACAGCGATCCGGTATTTGCCGTTCTCGCCGAAGCTGATTTCGGTGTCGTTCGTGCCGCCGATGATGACAGCGCTATCGGTCTGCCGGGCAGTGTCCCATTGGATCACGGCGCCGGATGCATCTGCCAGATCGGTTGAGGTGTCCGTCGAGGTGTATTCCGCGATCGATGCGAACGGCAGGTCCGCCAACTCCACCTTGTCGTCCAGCGCGTCCTGAAGCCCGGCGACGGTCGAGATGGCCTGGGTACCGGTATGCGTGGACCGGTCGCGCAGCTGGGCGTCCGTGGCGTTCTTCGTCGCTTCCGCCTCGATAGCCGCGAGCTTGGACTTCTCGTCGTCCGTGAAAGCGTTGGTATCGGCCTCGCCCTCATAGGCCGCCTTGATCTCCGCGCCGGTCTGGTCGGCTGTGGCGCCGCTCTCGATGCCGTCGAGCTTCGACCCATCGGCCGACACATCGCGCCCGTCCACATTGCCGCCGCTGATCGTGACGCCGCCAATGGTGGCAGACGTGACCGAGATCGTCCCGCCCGTGATCGTGACGTTGCTGGCCTCCTGGAATGCCAGCGAGCCCAGATCGTCAGCGGTCAGTGACGTGTTCAGCCAGATCGCGGCGCCTTCTGCCGGATCCACGCAGACATAGCTTTCGTCCGTGGTCGTGTTCAGCCAGCGCGAGCCCTCCGAGTACCCCTCGGTGCTGTCGTTATCGGCATCCGGGTCTGCGGTGGCGGAGAAGTTGTTCTTCGCCGACCGGTTCAGCTTCTCCGCAACGGACGCGGACAGCTTGTCCTCCGTCACCGCGTTCGCGTCGATGTCGGCCGTGGCAACCGTGTCTTTGCCCGCCATGTCGCCAGCATCGGAGACCTGTGACAGGGTGACGGTCAAAGCCTCCTGATGCCTAGTAACCGAGCTTTCCGAAATACGCTCGTCTTCGAACTCGCCTTCAGTGATCTTGCTGGCCGGGAGGTCCGGGATTTGGGCCAGGTCGAGCACACCGGACACAATCTTCGCGGCGTCCAGATCGGGAATGCGACCGGTATCGAGAATGCCCGTCGCGATCTTGTCGGCGTCGAGGTCCGGAATACGCAGGGCATCCAGAACACCGGACACCAGCTTGGCAGCATCAAGGCCCGGAATGCGCGCGGTATCGAGAATGCCGGACACGATGTCAGCAGCGGCATGGGTATGTGCGCTCGGCGTGAACGTGGACGGCTTGCCCGTGATGTTGTTCCAGCTGATCTGGATCAGGGCGGAAACCAGCTCGGACACGTCGAAGCCCGCACCGTCCGCAATGATCCGGTTCGCGGCAGCCAGCTCAACAGAGTCGGTGCTGTCGAAGCGGTGGATCTGGCCATCCTCGTAGACCTCTGCCGGATCGACCCCGGTGTCCTCGTAAGGCGCAGATTTCGGGATGAAGATGAAGAGATTTGCCATTCGAGCAGGTCTCCTATGGCATCACGATCGCGCCGGCTTCCCAATCGATCGTCGGGATAGTGCCGGCGCCATCGGTGCCGCCGCTGGTGGTGGTTGAGCCAGAAACGGTCTGCTGCACGACGTTGACGAAGGGCCCGTCGATCGCGGCCTCAAGGATCGCGTGGACGTCCTGCAGCTTCTGGTACGTCTTGATCTTCGTGCTGCTGATCGAGCCGAAGACGCATTGCGACCCGCTGGTCTGCGGGGAATAGGCCTCGATGATCAGGCGCAGGGCGATCTTCTTGAACGGCTCGCCGCCATAGACGAAAGGCGTTCCGGAGGTCGGCAGAACGAAGACGATCTCTTTTCCGTACTGCTCTTCGACCTGATAGTCGTTCCCGACGCTGGGACCGCCGCCGACATTCGACGTGGTCTTGTGGATGTGGACGGATTCCTGCCAGGTCGTCGGGGTGTAGGTGACGACCGTATCGTCCGAGCGCGTCACCCGGAGCTCGATACGGGACCGGAAGAACAGATACTCGTAGCTGTTATACCGGCCGGACATCTCGTAACCGACCTTGGCCGTGAGCTGGGAGCCCGGCTTCACCGGGATCGCGGGGGTGTCCAGCGTCAGCGTGTTGAAGTGCGAGGTCTGATCCGTGGTGCTCGCCGTCGATGTGCAGAAGTCGTGTTCGTCGACATAGGCAGCCGACCGGGTGCCAAGCTGACCGCTCTCGATAGAATTCGCGGTTACAGACCCGGCCGTGATCGTGTCCACGACCAGATTGGGCGCGCCGAAGGTCCCCGTTTCGGTGTCAAAGGTGAAACGCTCGACACCCTCGATGACAAAGAAGTCGAAGGCGAAATTGACGGACGTGGTTGTCCCGTCATTCAGTGCCACCATGCCACCGATCTTGTCGCCGGCGGTCAGCGTGAAGGCGTAGGAGGACTCAAGATTGCCCTCGATGTTTGCGATGGCGCTCCCGTTTACCGACACCGACGATGACAGCGTGTTGAAGCTGGCATTGCTGGCGAGATTGAATGTAGAGATCGCCGAGTTCACGTCAGCGAGCGTGGTGAACTCCAGATCAGCCTGCGCCTTGGTGTAGTAGTTGGTCGACAGGTCGTCCGAGAGGGCGGTGAACGTGGCGTTCAGTGACAGGTCGAAGGCCGCGATTGCCGAACTGGTTTCGGCAGCCGTCATAAACAGCAGATCGGCGGAAGCCTCGGTGAGATAGCCGGCGGCCTCGATCACATCTACCCGGTCGCCCAGGGCGGAGAATGTCGCATTCAGCGAGAGATCGAAGCCGGATATCGCGCTATCGACCTCCGCAGACGTGAAGAAGAGCGCATCCGCTTCCGCCTTGGTGTAGACGTTGCCTTCGAGCGTATCGAGATCACCGGACAGCGCCGAAAACTGCGCATTCAGCGAGAGGTCGAACTCTGCGAAAGCGCCTTCTGCATCGGCCAGCGCGAGGAAGGTGAGGTTCGCCTCGGCCTCTGTCAGATAGCCAGCGCCTTCCAGCGTCCCCACTCGATCTGAAAGGTCGGTGAAGCTTGTATTCAAAGAAAGGTCGAATACCGAAATCGCACTATCGACCTCGGCGGAGGTCATGAACAGCAGATCAGCGGATGCTTCGGTCAGGAAGCCTGCGGTTTCGAGGTCTCCGACGCGGTCGGCAACGCTTGAGAAAGTAGCGTTCAGCGACAGATCGAAAGCCGCCATCGCACTGTCGACTTCAGCAGACGTCATAAAGAGCAGGTCGGCCGTCGCTTCGGTAAGGTATCCAGCACCCTCGATATCGGAAACGCGGTCGCCCAGGTTTGAAAAGCTGGTGTTCAGCGATAGGTCGAAACCCGCAATAGCGGCATTGGTTTCAGCGGACGTGAAGAACAGAGCGTCCGCCTGGGCCTTCGTATAGACGTTGCCCTCCAGCGAGGTCAGATCGCTCGAAAGCGACGTGAAATACTGAAGGCTCGTGGCATTGGCGTCTGCGATTCCCGTGACGTTTTGCCGGAACCCGGCGCGCCCGCGCCTGGTCTCGACCTGCAGCGACCGGATAAACTCCGCCATGCCGGCAACGGTGCGCTCAAGCGAAGCGATCCGGGACACGGTCTCGTTATCCGGATCCTCGAACGGGTCGGCGGTCGTCTGCCCGGGCAGCGCATAGGCCGCCTTGGGCCGGTGGATCTGGACAGACCCGTAGCCGGCCTCTGAAACAGTGGGGACGATGCGGATTTCGACTTGTGCCGCGTCTTCCGGGGCCGCAACCACACCGCCGATACGGCCGGTGTCGCCAGCGTAGATGTCCGAGGTCGAAAGCAGGTCTCCGGCAGCGTCATACCAGACCGCTTGAAGCGTCACGCTGGAGACAGAGCCCGTCGTCTCGATATCGACCGATGCCTGCACTGAGTCCTGGCTCGCTACCGGCTTGCGGCCCGGCCAGCGCAAAACCTTGGTATCCTGCGCCCCGGTCTCGCCGAAGTTCCAGAACGCCTCCAGACCGCGCGGCGTGCCGGCCATCGGCATGATCGTGCCTTCAACCGCGACATAGCCAGCAGTCCCGGTGCGGAAGAGCGGGTCTTCCAGCCAGTTCAGGAGCGAGTTGTGAGCCGCAGTGGCACCGAGGCCTGCCAGCCGGGAGGCCGCATCTGCCAGCGTCTCATCAGCCTCTTCCAGGCGGTCATTGATCGCGTCCCGCGCGTCTTCGATGAGGCCGGACGGGATCGTGGCGTCATTGGCGATGAAATCTGCCGATGTCGTGACGGCGCTCGGCTCGCTCCATTGGCCAACGCGGGTTCCACCGATCAGCCGCGCCCGTACCCGATAATCCGTGCTAGGCGCGACGCCTTCGATCAGAACGCGCTGCCCGGCCGACTTGAGACATGTCGCCCCGCGGATCTCGGTATCATCCGATGTCGGCCAGTATTCGAACTCGACGTGGGTTTCGAGCGGGCTTTCCGCGACCTCGAAGGCCGCGACAATCGCCGGGAAGGTCGCGCCACCACCGCTGACAGACGTTGCCGAGAGTGTCAGGACGGGAACGGCCGGCGCCGGGACTTCGCCGATTGGATAGGTCGGAGGCGTCGGAACCACGACAGCATCTGCGTCGTCTTGATCCCAGCCCCACGGATCGACAGCAATACCTTGCGCCTGGATGATGACACGGCAGCCGCGGTCGCGTGAATTGACGCGCGAAACGGTCTGGGCTTCCCATACCGCCGTGGTCTGGCCGGTCTGGCGATCCGTGACCGTGAACCAGTCGCCGGGCTCCGTTTCTTCGGCGATCAGCGGTAGGTCGAATGTCGCCGTCGCAAACAGGCGAGAGCGTTCATGCTTGGATTTCTGGATACGGGTCGCCTGGAACCTGCTGAACACGAAATCCAGAGCAATGTCCTGGACCCGATGACGGTTCTCGTCTGCCGTGAGGTGGGCCGCGGGCTTGTAGGCCGGAAGATCCTGCATCTCCCAAGCGGAATCTGGGTCCACGAAGGAGCATGCGGTTTCATTGTAGCGATTGGTCGCCGCGCCGTGTTCGTCGAAGGACAGGATTCGCCCGCCGATGGATGCGAGGTCGTAGTGATTGGCTGCGACGCGCTCGACACCGGCAAGGATGGTGAACTCGCCGCCGTTCTCGACAAGGTCTCCGTCCATCGCGGCCATGACCTTTTCGAGAGAAGGCCGAATGCCGTTTTTCGGGTCCATGCGGATCATGCCGCCGCAGCGGTAGCGGGCTTCGGTGCCTTCGTCGGTCTCGATTTCCTCGTCACAGATATCGGCCGCATCGCCCAGGGCCGCTTCCGGTATGTCGGCCGTGACGATGCCGTGGGCACCAACCACGACTTCGCCGCCGCGCTTCCATCCACGGATGGCCTGGGCTGCGATCAGGGCAGGGTTGAAACGCGCATCCGACGTGCGCGACCATGTGGATGGGTCATCCGGATCGCTGGTTTCGTCCCGCGGGTCATGGACCGGTGCGCCCTCGCCGACATAGACGATCTGGCTGGGCTCGGACGTGATATTGTCGTCCGGGCTGTGTTCCCAGCGCATGATCGCAATCGCCATGCCTGCGAACGTGTCGGATGCCGTCAGCTGGCCACCGAAGGAGCCCGGCCCGGCCGCTGCGGCCAGCTCGCTATCCAGGGCCTGACCTTCGGTCCCTTTCATGATCCGGAACCGGATCGTCGGGTCGCCGTTCTCTTTCGTCAGGTGATCGGTGACGTTGACCCAGCCCGTTAGGGGGTCGCCGGAAAGCGTGACCTTCTGGCCATCGATCCAGATTTCGTCGAGGGAAGTGATCTCATAGTCAGAGATGGCCGTGACGCGCCATACATACTTGTTCTCGGCACCGGAAACCGTGTCGTAGACACCGGAACCGCCCGTCGCGAACTTGCCCACCGCGATCTCGCGCGGATAGTTGGAATCCAGCTTGCGCGACAGCTCATAGCCACGATCTACATCCTCGGCCTTCGGTGTCTTGAGCTTTGCGCGCATCGCCGAAACGGCGACAGCGGCCCCGACAACCGCGGCGCCGATGGCAATTGCAACAGGAGGCATTAGCGGACCCCGACTTGGAAGGCGCGCGTCACCAGATCGAGGCCGTAGGAACGGCGCCCGACAGGCGTGATCGCGGAAATGCAGGAGGGAAGACGAAGCCCGCCGGTCTCGCCGAACGGGCCGTCGAAGATCACGACATCGCCGACACGGGCGCCAGCCGGATCGATCTCCGGCATCTTCGCGGCGAAGGTGGAAGCCAGATCGCCGGACCCATGGCGCTTAAGGGCCTTTGCGGCGCCAATCTCGGTCGTGTAGCGGCCGCGGAAGTCCGCAGCGAGGTCAACGCCCGTGATGGCCAGAACGCCGTCTGCCGGGTGCAGAGCGCAGTCATGGGCGCCCCATTCGAACGGCTTGCCGGCGACTTCGATGAGGTACGACGAAAAACGCGCCCTCCATTTCGGAAGGCGCGGCAGCGCTTCGATCATGATGATTGCCCCTAGTAGGCTTGCAGGTTTCCGCCGCCGCCAGGGCGACGACTTCCGCCGCCTCCGGTATTGCGGGTTCCGGACTGACTGGGATTGTAGCCAACTGGCAACTTGCCGTTTCGAGCCGCCACCTTGGAGGCGTGGCGAAGCGATCGGTCTCCGGCCTTTACTCGCTGCTGATCTGCATCAGATCGTGAACGGCCGGTTGCCCAGCCCAGAGCTTGCCGGTTCGAGCGAACCTTGATCGTGACTTTGCCAGATTTCAGATCGAGAACCTTGCTCTCGATGGGGCCGGCGAATTGCTTGATGGCGCGCGTCGCAACGCCGGTCGCCGGGTTCTCGTACAGCTCCCAAAGCTCGAAGCGGCGGTTCACCATGTCCTCGCGCAAGGCATCGCGCAGGGCCGATGTTTCGCCGTCATAGTCTTCCAGTGCTTCAGTCAGGAGCGAGGCGTCCACGGTGATGGTGAGCTGATCCGCTGCCAGGCCGGAAGCCGTGCGAAGATCCCCGATCTGTGCCAGTTGACCGACACCCAGCCAGTTCTGTTCGTCCCATGCGATGTATTCACCCGGCGTGTGATTGCCGAGACGCCATGTCGAGGACAGTTCCAGCTTCGCGAGGTAGCGGAATTGGACGTTTCCGCTCTCAAGCAGGGCCTGCGTCGTGCTGTCGAAGGATCGCGCCATCAGATAAAGCCCTTCACACGCTGTTCGGTTCTGATCGTGAACGGCGACCCGTTGCTCGCACCGAAACGGAAGTCTTCCACGTTCCAGAGAACGATGGACTGGCAACACGCATCGCGCATCCGAACCGATGCCCCGCCGTGGGTCAGCCCGCGCGCCGGGCGCGGCTCCACAGTCACCGTCACGTCACCAGAGCCATCGGCCTGCACGTCTTCCGTGAGCGCGTGCAGATGCCATCGGTCAGCCGTGTCCTGGAAGCTGATATAGTCGCCGGCATAGAGCTGCTGGCTGGCCGTCATGCCCTCCAGATCGAAGGTGGAGGCTGCCCGGTCATAGTCCGCCACGACAGGCGAGCCCCAAGGGCTTCCAGATGCCAGCGGCCGGCCAGCATCGTCATAGTAGTCCAGCGGGACACGGCGGTTCGGATCGAATGCCAGAACCGGGATCAGAACGCCGCGCAGGGACCGCAGGAAGCCGTGCCACGTATCGCGCGTCTGCCGGGTGGGGAAGCCCGCAAACTCATAGGACCCGACCCAATAGGGATCGAACGGCTCCATGGTCTGTCCCAGCCCGCCCGCCTGATCGTCGGCCTGCTGAAACCGCATGATGTCGAATGAGGCGTTGGACAGATATGTCAGCGCCGGAAATTCCTTCGGTGTCGCCATTATCCGCCATACCCCAACTGATTGCGCTCGACCTGTCCGCGCACAACGCGGTTATCGAAGTCGGCGTCCATTTCCTCGACGCGAGCGCTCGTGGACACAGCTAGGCGCTGCACATCCTGGAAGGCCTCACGGGTGATCAGCGCGCCGCGCATATCTGCAACGATGACAGTGCGACCCCGGTCGTTCGCGCCCATGTCGTTTGCCGCGCTGCGCGGGATGACATCGATCCGCTCACCCTGGCCGACGCGCGCAACCGGAGCCCCGTTGATCGAGAGCAGGTTCTGGTCGATGCCAGAATTTCCGCCGATCATGATAGAACCGCCGGAATTGAGGCCGGGCAGGCCGCCGAATGCCGAAAGGGCGGACGACAAGGCGAAGGCGGCAGACATTCCGGCCATCGCAGGCACCGCGTTCGCGCCGAAGCTGGCGAGCGACACGGCCGCCGCCGCCGGCGCCCAGGCCGCCGCGACAGTGGTCGCTTGAGCTATGGATGCGGCCGTTGCAGCAGCGGCAACAGACTGTCCGATGGCCTGATTGACCAGCCATTGAATGCCCAGCTCGACGAAAGAAGATATCAGTTGGGAAACCGCCGTTGCGGCAACATTCAAGAGCGCGTCGCCCAGATCCTCCGCATATACGATGGCGCGTCCGATCGCATTGCCAACGCCGCTGCTGATGGTCGAGAAGACAGACGAGAAAGTGTCCCGCATCACCGCGGCAACATTCGTCGACTTCATCGCAATCTGGTCGAGGCCTGCGAGAATTCCGTCGATCCACGACGCCTCTCCGCTATCGACGCTGGCCTGCAGCATGTTCGATTGCGCTTCGCGAAGACGCTGATTGAACATCTCCTGCGAGATAGTTCCTTGCGCCAGGAGCGCCGTAATCGCCGCGATGGTCGAGCGATACTGCTCTGCCGGCCGCTGGATTTCGTCGAGGATTGCGCGTTGATCCTCAAGGGCCTGGTTGTGCTCGACCCGCGTCATGATTGCCATGCGTTCCGCCGCGGTCAGATCGCCAAGGGTTTTGCCTTCCAAGGCGAGGACGATGCGCAGGGATTCCCTCTGGCGCTCATTGACCCGGAGCAGAAGATTCTGGCTGGCCATGTCGCGGTTGAAGTCGGCGAGGACATCGGAGTCGTTCGCTGACGCCAGCGCTTCGGTGAGCTCGACCACGCGGCGCGCGGCGGCTGACGTGCGATCGTCCGGCGAGAGCCCGGCCGCCATGAGGTTCGATACGATCTCGCGTTCAATCCCCCGGGCAGCCTGGAGCTCCGTAATGGATCGCTGGAGCCCTTCGACAACGCGGTCATATTCCTTCGCGGCTTCCGTCAGGTTCAGGCTGGATGTGACGGTTTCGGTCGTGCCGTCTGTCAGGGACGCGCGCAAAGCCTGAATCCGGCGCTCAAGCGCAGAGGTTTCGCCACTGGCACCGGTCAGAAGCTCCCGGGCATCGCGGGCCGCAATCTCCGCGGCCTCCAATGCGGCGCGAGCGCGGTCGACATAAAGCAGGCGGTCGCGCGCCGGGCCGCCACGGTTCTGGGCGGCTTCAAGTGCGCTGCGGGCCTCGACCACGCGAGCCTGTGTCAGGCGGTATTGCTCCAGAACCTGCTGCCGGGTCGCGCGAGCATCCACAAGCCGGGCCTGCGCCTGTTGCAGGGTCAGATCAGCAAGATTGCCGGACTGCCCGCGAAGCTGCTCCTGAAGCTCGTACAGTCGCGTGTATTCGTCCCGCGCGCGCTGCCCGGCGTCTCGGTGTGTCAGCCACGCCGCGGTCAATCCGCCGATCAGCGTAATCATCAAGCCGATGGGACCGAGTGCGAAGCGGACAGCTGCACCGAGCGCCTGCGTCATGACGATGGTCGCGCCGCCCTGGACCGTCAGAAGCTGCAAGGCCGTCCACCAGATGCCCGTCGAAGCCGACGCCGCCACCATTGCCGCCGCGGCGCTTCCGACGGACTGGACAAGCAGTACGCCTGCCGTCACCGCCGCCGCCTTCATGGCCGCTTCCAGGGCGAGCGAAGCGTCTTCCGCACCGTCCAGAACCTTGATGACCTCTTCCAGCGCGGGAACGACGCCAGACAGCAGGACGCCGCCAAACTCTTCGGCACGGCGACCGGCCGTTGCGACGATCACATTCCAGCGCGTCGAAAGGCGCTGTGCCATGTGCTCATAGGCTTCATCGGCCGCCCCGGCGCGATTGGCCATTTCGTCCATGATCGCTGCAAAGCGCTGGCCGCCCTGGCCGGCGAAGGACAGGACAGCGGTTCCAGCCTCCACCGATCCGAACAGTGTGGTCAGCGCGTCCCGGTTGCCGCCCGTGCGTTCGGCGACATGCTGCATGAAGCGCAGGAAGCCCATGGACTGCACGGCAGCCGAGTTGAAGGAGATGCCCAGCTGATTGGCCAGATCCGCGGCCTGTTGCGACGGCTGCAGGGTGGCGTTCAGCGCAGCCCGGATGCCCGTCACCGCAAGCTCGGTGCTCTGGCCTTGCGTCGTCAGGGCTGCGACACCGCCGACCAGTTCATCAAGACCGATACCCAGGGCGCTCGCGATCGGGATCGCGCGGCCAAGACCGGCGGACAATTCATTGATCGTCGTGACGCCAGTCCGAACACCTGTGAAGAGGATATCCGAAGCATCCGCCGCGGACAGGTTTTCATCCGCATAAGCGTTCGTCGCGGCGTTGAGGATCGCAATCGAGCCGGTCAGCTCGGCAGCGCCGCCGATAGCCAGGCGGTTCGCTGCATCCACACGAGCGATGGCCGTGGCGCTATCGGTCGCACCGGCCGACACAGCGGCATAGAAGGCCTGCGCCTGGGCGCGCGAGCCCGTGCCGAACGATGCGCCGAACGCCGAAGAAGCCGCGGTCATGGCCTCCAGGTCGCGCGTCATTCCGGGGATCAGCGTGGAAAGCTCACCGATTGCCGCGTCGAGCTGCCGGGCCTGCGCAATGGAGGCAGACAGCGAGAAGGCCGCACCGAACGCTGCACCAAGGGCGCCGACAGACCGCACAAGGCTACCGACACGGGTTTCCAGCCGCGTGGAGGTTCCTTCCAGCCGATCCAGCCGGCGCTCCGCCGTGACGGCATCTTGCGACTGGATCTTGTATCCGAGTTCTGCAATGTCCACGGCTTACCTCCGGGCATGAAAAAGCCGCCCCGGGTGGAGCGGCGGATTCGACTCTGGCGTGTGGGGTGGCTATCGTTCCCGCTCTTCATGGGAGGGGACGATGTCCAAATGGGAAGAGCGTGGGATTAATCTCGATTACGGGAAGAACCATGGGCGCATCACGTGGCACCACAAACCTGGGCCCGGCCCAATAGTTACGGTGAGCATGCTGAAGTTCGACGAACCTGGCGAACAGACCGAAACGCAATCGCAGAACGCTATTAGAGCCGCTTCCGTTGCTGCTCTTCGCGAGCTGCTTGGGCAGATTGAAGACAGCTGACCGTCTCCTTCAGGCCAGCGATCTCGGCATCATGCTCGGCCAGCTCTACGTGAATGGTGTTTTCAAGGCTTGCGATCTCTTCCAGGAACGCCTTCGATTCTGGGTCCATAACAACCTTGAGCGGCTCCTGCGACGGGATGGTGTCGGAAAGATCGGCGGCCGCCAGAGATTGTGATACTTCGCCACGCCCCTTGAGAACGCCGCGGTTTTCATCAAGCGCGGCAGCAGTCAAAAGCCCCGCAAGGTGGGAACAATCCCCACCGGTCAGCGGGAAACGAAGCTCAACGTCATTGCGACGGGCCACAAGCCAGGTACGGCCGGTCTCGCGCTTGACGGTGATCTGCTCAACATTCGGCGGGAACCGGGTCATCCCGTGATCCGCATGCTCGAAATGGGGGAAATTCGACATGGTGGGCCTTTCTGATTTGAGGGCGATCCTCGACCACTGGAGCGTCTGGCGAGAAATGCGCGAGAACGCCGATAGGGTCCCGGATCTGGAAAAGCGCATCGCTGCGCTAGAAGAGCGTTTGTCGCGGGCGCCCGGAGAAGCCTGCCCGAAATGCGGCGAACTGGAATTCAGGACAGTAAAGACCGCTCCGCACCCGAAGTTGGGAGCTGCCGGCGCCATGACCCGCACGATGCAATGCGGAGCCTGTCAGTACACCGAAGATAAAATGGAGCTTCCAAAGAGGTAGGGGCCGCCGAAGCGGCCCCTGTGGGGTGGTTATTCTGTGCTTTCCGAAAAGCGCGTCAGCTGACCAGCTTGAGCACGTTCTGCCCAACCTGCTTCGAGCGGACCTCGACCAGCTTGTTCGTCAGCCAGTTCCGGCCGCCGGCCTCCATCCAGTCCCGAACGGCGTCGACGTGGAACAGGTTGCGCTTCATCTCCGAGGTCAGGCGCATCGGGTGGTGATGCTCCAGCGAGTACTTGCGCAGGCGGTGGGTCAGGTGCCCGGCCCGGCCGCGGATCTCGCCAGGCTGGAAACCGAAGTCCGTCATGACCTGCTTGGACGTGACGAACTCGACCGCCGATCCCTTTTCCGGGTCCGAAACGCCCATGGCCTCGATATAGGCTGCGAGCGAGGCGATTTGATCCTCCAGGCCCTTGGTCCGCTTCTCGACCACGCCCTTCATCATGCCGCCGATCGCGCGCATGACTTGAGGGTCCATGGAGATCACGGTGCCGGCCAGGTCGTCGCGAATAGCGACACCCTTCGTCCAGAACTCGTAAAGCGCCTGAGCGGAGCGCTCCTGATACAGCTCGATCTTGGCCCGCTTGTCCGCGTCCTTGATCTTGTTCGGGTTGATCGTCGCCAGCCAGAGCGGGAGCTTGTTCACCGGCATTGCGAGCATTTCGCGCACCCGACCATCGGCGCCAACTGTAGGCATATGCCCACAGTTGAATTTTGCTGGCTGGCCTTCGAGCTTCCGAAGCTGCGTGGCCCAATCCATATCCAGGTTCTCGACGATGCGGCGCATGGCCACATAGCGGGTACCGTCAGCCTCGAACGTCACGACTTCATCGCCGTGGAAGTTCATGGTCAGAAGGGCGGGCGGATTGACAGTCTGTGTCAGGTTCGTCATGTGACGACTCCTTTCGCTGCCCGGTTTGGGTCGGGTGCGTGAGGATGAAACTGGGGGCGCCGGCGGCCGCTAAACCACTCCGGCGCCCCTGCCACCCGGCAAGCCGGGGGCGTCTCTCGCGGCCCAAACTTCCGCGAGAAAACTTTGAATTCCCTGTTGCTTCTTGGTTACTTCGCTGCCCGGAACGGCAGGATTTCCGCGCTCTGCGGCTTGTCGAACAGCGCCGCGATCTTGTTGGCGATCGAGTTCTGAAGGCTGAACGCCGCGTGGCGCGTCAACGCGATCTGGATGCCGTCCATGTAGACGACGATGAGGCCGTCTTCGCTTGTGACTTCGGGGCGGCCCCGAACCAGCAGCGTGGTTTGCTCGCTCATGCCCGCATCTCCCGGTCCATATCCGCGACAGCCGTATCAATGGCCATCATGCGCATCAGGTCGAAGAGGTGCGACGCCTCGCGCTGATAGCGCAGGGCGGTCATGTCGTTCATGCGAAGCAGGTCTTCGCACGAAGGCGGGGTTTGGGTATTGTGGCGGTCAGCCATGGCGATCTCCCATAAGGTCGCTCGTTGGTTAGGACCGAGGGCGAAGTTGCCGCTTCCCCTCGGTCTGACTTTATGCAACCATAATCAAATGGTTTCTGCAACCAAAAAAATAGGTCGGCCCGCTACGGGCGTTGGAACGCCGGTCCAAGTGCGAATGCACAAAGACCTTTTGGCGCTCATCGATCAATGGATCGAAGCCCATCCAGACCCGAAGCCGTCGCGACCACAGGCCATTCGCGACCTCGTCGAGCTTGCCCTCGCTCAGCAGCAGTCTTAGCGTCTTACCCTTTGTTGGAGGGGCGTCATGACGAACAACCTGCCGGCCGATAGTGAGCCAGGAATCCCAGAGTTAATCGACCTCTGCGAGGCTCTTGAGCGTGATGCCCCGATGACCCGCGCCCAGGAGGCGGAGATTTACGAGCGCTACAAGAATGTCACGCGCATAGATCACTTCGCGGATCAGGCGACGCAAGACGCGCAGCTTTCTCGCACTATCGAATTCAACGCCCGGCTAAATGAAAGCCCTCTGAGGAAGGACATGGCTCTCGCCTGGAACCGCGCGAACAAAGACGATCTCGCGATACACGCTCGAAACATTCGCAACCAGTACGAGGCCCGCAAGATCAATGGTGATGTAGTTGCGCCCGGTTCGGCGAAGCGAATAGCAGTCATCCTTCGGGCACGAAAACGCAAAGATCTAGAGGCTCGGTTTTTGCTTGCCTGGTGCAGGCACTTCGACCCTGGTGGAAGCAAACCCGCCGGAGAGCTGAACATCAGGCTGCAAAAGCTCTCGTAGGGCTTGCCCGCAGTTCATCCAGATTAGGTATTTCTAGCGGGTTTTGGCGGGGCTGGCCAGAGCGCCTACGAACGAGTAGCTTTCTTCCGATACAACGTAGGGGGATTGCATGGAACCGGAAGATCGCGACGGCGACAAGAAATGGATCGAGATTCCTGGATCATTCGTCTCATGGTTGGCAATAATGACCGGCTCACTGATCTGTTTGTTCTCGATTGTTTTGGGCATTTGGACGTTCAACGAGACAGCACAATACGGGTTGTCCGGCGCCAGCATAGTCAGCTTTTCTAGCGCGGTAGGCGTGTTTGCCGGTGGTGTTGGTGTGATTACTTTCGGGGCGATCCTACGGGACCTTCGTCGGCTTTTGTGGGCGTCTTCCGACGAGGTCGAAAAACGATCATTCTTCTACTGAGTCCCAAAACCTTGGGGCATCACCTCCCCGGTTTCTGGTGCCGCTCCTGATCGTCCTTGATGACTTCCTTGACGGCCTTCATCCACCCGGCCTCCATGGCATCCAGAGCGGCGTGTTCCCAAGGCGCCAGATCGAGCCCCTGACGACGCAGAGCGGCTTCCACGTCGCTGTGGGTGATGGTCATCGGGCCTTCTTGTCCGCGCTGCCGTCTGGTGCTTATCGCATCAAACAGGTTGCGCAGATACGCGGTGTGCGCCGGCCAATCGACCAGGAGGGTGTCCTTGACCATGCGGCCCGGCATGTCGTGACCGAATGCCCGCTCGTACATGGCGTGGGTGATGCCGGCGCGATCCGGCGTATTGTACCGGGCGTCTAGGTAGACGGCTTGACCGAGCCCTTCGACGATTTCTTGGTAAAATTTGCGGTTTTCGCAGCCGTCATGTTCGCGGTTTCAACGGCCTCGGGCAGGATCGCGAAGAGCTTGCGGGCATTCTCCGGGGTGAAATCCCAGACCTCGCCGGCATAGGTGAACGCATCGCCGTCTTCATCCTCGCTCCATTCCCAGCCGACCGTGACGCCGATCGCTTGTTCGCGGACGGCCTCTTCCTGGCTGCGTCCAAGCAGCTCGTCCTGCTGGTCTTCCGTCATGCCCTTCATCAGGACGCCCTGGCGGATCATGCGGCCGGACATCTTGTGTCCCAGCTTGTTCAGGTCCGGATGTTCTGCGCTGCGGATTTGCAGGCGGAGACCAGATTTCTTTCCACCGATCTTCACGTCTTCCCAGACGGTGGCATCAGGATCGATATTCGGCTGGCGGGATGCGATATCCATTTTTGAGCTCGCTTATTGGTCTTCAAAAAAGCGGCCCCGGCCGAAACCGGGGCCTAGTTGGCCGACACGAAGGGGTTAGGATCCGATGGCTTCCGGTTCCACCAGCAGATACTGGTTATTGTAGAAGCTGAAGCGCGCGATGCTGGCCTGGTCGGCGCCACCGCCCGGATAAGTCGGGCCGGAGAGCAGGCCGCGCAGGTATTCCGTGGTCGCGGTGTAGCCAGAGACGGCATCGGGGGCGACCAGCTTGATGGCGTAGTTCAGCTCGGTATTCGCGGCGGTCACCATGGCATCACGGCCAAGGTTGGTGCCCTTGCGGCTGACCTCGAAGTCGCCGGAGCCGTAGTTCTTCGGCCCCTTGCCCTTGATGATGCCATTGTTCAGGGTCGGATATGTCAGCTCGTCCTGGGACTGGCCGCGATCCGGCAGGGTGCCGACGTTGGTAGCCTCGACCCACGTCAGGGCCTCGAAGCCGGCTTGGTCAAGATCCGCCTCCTGAGCGGTCTCGCAGATATAGACACGATAGCCCGTGTTGAAGGCCATTTCACAATCTCCATTGTGTGAAAAAGGCCCCGTGTGGGGCCATCAGCGGCCATTCGGGACCGCACCGGTTGCGCTGGTTGCGCGAACTAGGTTTCGACTTCGCCGGGAGCTTCCACGATGTACGGGATGCTCACCGGGGTCATGATCTTGGTGTCGTAATAGACGGCTGCTGCCACATCGGGGCGGCGGTTGATCTCGACCGTGATGCCGTCGCTGGTCAGCTTGGTTCCGGCCTTGAAATGCGCGGCGACCGCTTCGGCGACTTCCGCGCTTCGGACTTCGCCCAGGTTCAACCGATCGCAAACACCGATCTGGAAGATGCCGCGCTCATAGACCGTGGCGTCATGCGCCAGAAAGGGCTGCTGAGACGTGTTGCGGATCAGGGCCGCTTCCAGCCAGAGGCCGGAGTCCGGCGGCGTCACCTTGATACCGAGATGCCCAATCACAGACACGTCGTCATGCTCGAACAAGGCATAGTGAATGGACAGCGCGTCGAGTATTGCGCTGTGGATCTTGACCACGGCCATGATGGGGCTCCTATCGGATAGAGGCCTTGGCTTCCCGCACGGCCTGGTCGACGAATTCCTGCCAGCTCTCCGCAGCGGATCGGGCGAAGCCGTAGTGCTCGTATTCCTGGCGGCGAGCGTAGACCGCCGTCCAGCCGGCGAAGATTGTGTCCGTGATCGAGGCGTTCGTCAGGACGATTGCGATGTTGCCGCTGTTATCTGGCGTTCCGCCCTCATCGGGCCGTTGCGGACCAACAGGCATCCCGGATAGCGAGGCGTCAAAGCTGGCTCTCAGGAAGCCCAGGTCAACCGGCATCTTGCCGCCCTTTGCGACAGGCAGATTGGATGCCTCGAACAGAAGCTCCGACGCCCGGCGATGCACAGCGTTTTGCCTTGCGCGAGTCTTGCGGCCCCACGCATTCACCTTCGCACTGAATTGTCCCATTTGTCAGTCGCCTAGAAGCCGCCGAAACACGCTTTCATGAGAGGCCTCAATGGCGTCCCGCGATATGTCGAGATAGCTTTCCAGATGCGCCATGGCCTCTTGCCGCTTGGCTTCGGCTGCTTGCCCGTCTTGTCGCATCACGGCTGCCCGGAATTGCTCGATCACCGCATCCAGCTCCGAGCGGGCGGCGCAAGCCCTCACGGATAGCTGCATGGCGTTGGTGATCTGTTTCTTCACTCGAGCCCCCGGAAGCGTTCGATGCGGAACTTCGCCCGGCACCGGCAGGCTATGATCTCTTCGGCCGGCGCGCCCAGGCTCGTATCGAGCGGGTGCATAAGACGCGCTCCGGATGGCGATGTAAAGGCTTCGTCCATCCTGACCGTCTGTCCATCCATGCTGGCGTGACTGTCCCGGACCCGGCCGTCACCGGCGCTGTCCCATTCCTTCGTGACCGCGTCTGCCTCGACCATGCCGTCATCAATGGCTTGGCGAAAGGCCTGGTTCTGGCCAGCGTTGAGGGCCTGCAGGCTTTCCGTCCGCGCGATGGTGTCGCCACGCAGCTTCAGGAGCCGGTCGCTGTACCGCCCGGTCGCGCGGGTGATCGTGTCGGCATCCACGGGGACGCCGTTTTCGATAGCCCGGCGCACCGTGGCGTCGAAGCGCTTGTCCCTGAGTGCGCGGGTCAGGTAGTTGCGCATCTGGGCAGGATCGCCAGACGCCAACTCTGCACGGACCGAGGCCACATAGCCGCTCTGCTGGCCGGTCAGGCCGATGGTTCCACCGACGCGGCGCCCGGTCTGCTTGCTCACCCGCCCCACGATATCAAGAGCCGTATTCCGCGGCCCCCTGCCCGCTTCCATACCGGCGCGAAGGGCTTCCCGGATTGCGGAACGCTGGTCTTCCAGAATGGCCGTCACGTTCCGGCTGGACATTTCAAACAGCCATTGTTCGGCGCGCGGATTGCGCAGGTTAAAGCGCAGGACCGTGGTCAGCCCTGCCCGGCTGGCGGCTGCGGAGATATTTGCGGCGATCTGCCCGCCTACCGTCTCATATGCCGTGGCAATGGCGCGTTCCAGGGGGCGCATAGCCGCCGGATCCAGATTGAAGGCCCTCACCGCCCGTTCGATATCTCCGGCCTCAAGCGCCTCGATCACATCGGCCAGTGAAACCCCGGCGCGAAGATCGTCCACGGATTCCGTGAAGGCTGTTGCGATCTCCCGACCGAACCGCGCTTCGAGCGCTTCAAATATCTGGCGTTGGGTCGGACGACGGGCCATTTGTTACGCCTCCTCATCAACAGCGGCGCCCGCACCCTTCAAGAAGAAAATCCACTGGACCGCGATCCCGACCGATGGCTTGGGCTGGAACTTGACGATTTCGCGCCTGACTCCGTCCACCAGCAGGTGATCACCTTTTTTCGGGGTGACGGCGTCGACCACCGCCGTCTTGATCACCATATCGGCCCCGACTTCCAAGGCGGTGCTCTGGTATTCCTGCGTCACCCCGTCGCCAGCGCCCTGCAGCGTCGTGAACGCAATCGTGGGCGGGCCGGGGTTGTGCGCAGGTCCGCTCCCGGGCGTCGCCACAGCGATCTTGATTTCGCCCTGGGCAACCTTCGCCATCGCGGCGGAGACCTTGGCGCGGATGCCGGTGTAGTCGACGGTCACGAGCGCACCGAAGAGCCGACGAAGGATGAAGCGCCGCCACCGATGAGCGGGGCCATGATGGCATCAATAACGGCGATCACCGGCCGGGCCGCGGACGCGCCGGACGGCGTGACGTATTCGGTGTCGATGATGCCCTCGATCCGTTCCCGCTTGATCTGGTTGGAGGGCGTCACGTCCGGCAGGAGCGATCCCGGTGTCGCCAGCTCACGAAGCGCGGCTTCATAGGTCGCGTATTCGACCTCGACAGGCTCGGCATCCGACGCGATCGCGTAGTTGCTGGCGTCGGTCGCCCCGGTGCGCGGCCATTCGCGGACCTGATCGCGACCGCCGGTCTTGAGCCCCGGAAAGGCGCTGCGGAACCGGCCGTCCACATATTCGGACCCGCGCAACAGGGCGATTGTCAGGTCAGCGTCATCCGCCGCCGCCCATGCCGTGTTGCCGCGCTCGGCGTGATAGGTCTTGGATGCTGCCAGCGTCCCGTAGCTACTCATCACTCGTCACCCCGCATCAAGCGCACGACATCGTGCTTCACGGTTTCCATCAGGGCGACCATTTCGGAGCCCTTGAGGTTCGATGCGACGAACCCTGTGTCATAGCTTTCCCCATCCTCGCCGATATCCAGCGACAGGACCAAGACGCTCGTGCAGGGGCGGCCCGCTCGGATTTTCTTCGCCATTTCCTCCAGGCATTCGGCCGGCGACACGAGGCGGTTGTCGTTTTCACGATCCGCACGAGCCGCGCTGAGTGATGTGACCTCGCTCATTCCGCCCCACCTTCCGCGTCTGCGATCCGCTTTGCCAGAGTCGGGGCACCGATATTCGCGCCGTAGGGGATGTTCATGCGGTCGGCCTTGACCTTCAGCGCGTCCAGATCGTCGCTCTGCGACACACGGGCAGGCATGATGCCCTCATCCGGGCCAGCGACACCGCGAGGCGGATTAATGCCGGTATCGACGTATCCGCCTTTGACGATTTCAGCCGGGATCGGCGGCATACCGGACAGGATTTCATGACCAGCGGGCCATTTTTCCGGCTTGTAGTCGGCAACGCGGATCTTCTCACGATGCTTCCCAACGCGGATGACCATGAATGCGGGGTCTTGCATGTTGACCTCCTTACGCAGCTGCCGAATAGGCGCCGCAGATCGCGGTTTCATCAAAGCCGAGCGCTTCGGCAAGCTCACAGGCCCGGCGGGTATCGAGTGCAACGCCATCAACCGGGCGCGGCCATTGCAGCGCGGCATGTGGATGCGCGATCACACCAGAAACCCCGGCTTCCATCGCCCGTTGCGCATCGGTCCAGACTTCAGGCCCCGGCATCAGGACCATGGCGCGGCCAGCTTTCTTGACCGGAGGAAGAACCTTATCGCTCGCATAGCACTGCCAGAGCGCGTGGAGGTCCGGCCGGTCCTGCTGGACTTCCTTGCTCCAGGGGTCATTGCGACCGGCGAAGAAGAAGATCACAGCGTCATCTGTGGTTTTCGTCGCGCGCTGCTGGACGACCCCATCGGCAACGCCAACCTTGTTCGCATCCGGCCCCAGGCGAACCGAGAACCATGCCTGATCCGATCCCAGCGGGCGCCGGCCGTTCGGCATCAGGTAGGCTTCGCGCTGGTCGTAGAAGGTTTCGGGGTCGAACTCGTCCCAGAGGAAGTTATGCGTTCCGGCGCGCCAGAGGACGAATGATCCGTTGTAGTGCGAGCAGGATGTCCCGTCCTTCTGCCAGACACTGCCTTCCATCGCGGTGAAGTCGTGCTGCATGGCGCCCAGAAAGATCGCGGTGGCGTCGCGGGTGAAGACCGCGTCCAGATCGAGCCAGCACAGGAAGTCGGTCCCGATATCCGCCTCGAACTCAGCCGAGAAGGCTTGCAGGCGGCGATAGCATGCATCCTCACCGTTGACGAACACGGCCGGAAGGCAGGGCCGCGTCTCGCACTCGATCCGGTCCGGGGTGTCCGTGAGACACACGAAACGGAACGGGATGCGGATATTGGCCAGGCACATCCGGTAGAGCGCGTTGACATGGCGATAGTCGTAGGAGGCCCGGCCGGTGCGTTGCCACTGCCGGGGCTTCTCGAACAGGAAAGTCATGATCGTCAGCGTCGGATTGCTCATTGTGCGCCTTCCCGGATCGATTTGACCAGGCTCTCAAGGCCCGGCCGAAGCGTGATTTTCGGTGCATCGCCGATGATGCGTTCAATCGCTGCGCAGTCCGCGACCGGGCCGCGCTGCCTGGGCTGATATCCGCTCGGCATGATCGGGCTCAGCCCCGTGATCTCGCCAACCATCTCGGCAACATGGCCGTAGTTGGCGGATGCCTCCGGCGCGCACAGCGTTTCCAGCACGAAAGGCACGGGAAGCTCTGCGCTCACGAATGCCGCCATGCACCGGGCCACATCGTCGATGAACACCATCTCGTGCAGGCCGTTGAATGCCGAGGTCTTCGGCATCGGGCGGCGGTCGAGAACGCTGTTGGTCACCTTCCAGATGCCCGCGTCGTCCCGCATCATCGGGCCGTAAACAGCCCCAAGTCGCAGCGCGACGATCTCCAGACCGAGCCGGGTGTAGACATGCCCCATCAGCTCGCCGAACTGCTTGGTTGCCGCATACATCGACGATGGGCGGGCGCCATGCTTCGCCGTGATCGAGCTGGAGTAGATGACGCGTCCGACGCCATGATCCCGGCAGGACTCCAGCACATTGGCGAAGGCCGTCACATTGCTCGCGATATACTGGTCAACGGTCTGGCGCGTGTGCTTGACCGGGAACTGCGCGGCCAAGTGGATCACACGGTCGAATTGCGCCCTACCAAAAATCGCATCGACCTGGGCGGGGTCGGCAAGAGACGCTTCCACATATTCCAGCCCGGCGTCTGCGATGGCCTTCACTCTGGCCGACTTGTCGCTTATCGCGCCCTCAAGTCTGTCCGTCCCAACCACCCTGTGCCCGGCTTCAAGAAGCGCCTTGCATACATTGTGGCCGACGAATCCATGGCAGCCGGTGACGAGCACGTTCATGCCGTCAGCCTTTCGAGCTCGTCGATGACGAATTCCGGCCAGCTCCCGCCGGTCTCGCCAGTCGGTTCCAGCGATGCCCGGTCAAACACGGTGCAGTCCGTATACGAGATCTCAGTCCACGAGGTCGAAACCTCAAGGCAATATGGCCGGTCGCTGTCGAACACGATGTCATAGCAGGACCAGGGCGCGTCGATCTTCTCGGCAATCTCGTCTGCCATCATGAAGGCGGACAGGACTTGGGGGTCCGACAGGTCGGTGATGACCTCCGTGCGCCCGGAACCGGATGCGAAAGGCACGTCATCGCGGCAGTGGCGGACAAGGCCATAGAGCCGGCGGCCGGCGACAACGACCCGGATATCCCGCGTGTTGCCGGGGATCAGCTCTTGCCAGTACAGGTAGCCTTGCTGGATACCGCCCTTGACCTGCAGGCCGGGGCCGGACACGGCGTCGATTTCGGCGCGAGCCTCTGCTTCATTGCGGATCAGGCGAACATTTGCAGAGCCGGATCCGAATGCCGTTTTCGAGATGAACGGATAGCCCGCAGGCCGCGGCAGGCGAACAAACTCTCCGTCACGCGTCTCCTGAACCAGTGTGTCAGGCATCCAGTCGCGCAGCAGAGCGACTTGCGCCAGCTTGTCGTCATACCAGTCCGCGGCGCCCGGGCCGGGAACGCTCGTAATGTCCGCGCGCCCGAATAGCCGGAGCGCTTCTAGGCATTGCTCCCGCCCATGACCGTAATTCACCGTCCGCACATAGGCGCAGTCGGCATGGACATAGTGCCGCGTCGTTTCGTGCCCCCGGCGCTTTGCAGCGGCCAGCACGGCCTCTCCGCATCCTCGCGGGTCCGGCAACGCGTACACCCTCACTGCGCGCCCTCAGCCAGGCGCTTGGCCATTTCCTCGCGGATCTTCGCCGCATCCCATTTCGGGCCGGGCGGCTTGCCGATCGCTTCGAGATATTCGGCGCGGGCGGCCTTTTTTGCGGCAGCCTCGTCTTGTCCATCAGCGGCCGCTTCGGCGCCAACGGCCGGCACGCCCTCGACCTTGGCCGTGGTCACGTCCGTCTCGAATGCGTCCTTGCTGTCGTCGTTCACAGTGATCGATCCCCCGACAATCACGCCAGCATCGATTTTGAACTTGCTCTTCAGCTCTTCCGGGATCGGGGGAACCTGCCCCGCCTTCAAAGGCCCATGACGAACCTCGACCTCTGCACCCGCCGCACGATAAGCAGCAGCGACATTCGGCCAGTCGCCACACACAATCGCCTTGGTGACGCGCGGATCGGCCTTCTCGAAGTAACGCGGGTTCCGGTAGACCTTCCCGGCCTCGAACCCGTCACGCTGCGCTGAATAGATGACTTCCATGGGATTCCCTCCCGGAAAGAGAAACGGCGGTACATCCCGTACCGCCGTGTTCTCAGATTGAATGGTGGTTGAACCGCCCGGCTTACGAGCCAGACAGGTCGATCAGGACGCCGGCCGTCGCCTTGTCGCTGGTCGCGTGCTTCGTCCAGTTGGCACCGGTGCCGAGCTGGGTCTTGTTCGGGTTCGCAGGAGCGGAACCGCCAACATCCCAGCTGTAGCCCAGGAGTTCGACATTGAACGTGCCTTCCGAACGGAACCCGACCTCGAGGTTTTCCTCGTCGTTGATCGGGTAGAAGCGGAAGCCCGGGGCCTGCGACTCCTTGATCGTCACAGCGCCCGGCTGCAGACCAAGGATCGTGTCGGCCGGCGCCTTGTCGGTGACGAGAACCGGCTTGCCCAGGGTGCCCGGGGTGCCGCCGTAGACGATCAGCCCGGCCTCTTCGTAGATCTTGTCGTCGATGGCGTCGTCGACGAGATCGAAGTAGGTCGAGGCATCCATGCCGAACATGGCGATCCGGTTGAAGCGGTCGCCGAACAGACGCATGCCGCGGGTCAGCACCTTCTTGCCGTGCGTGGCCCACGAAGCGGTCGTGGTCATGCTGGCATTCGCACCGATGGCTGCTTCGAGCGAAGCGAACGCCGCTTCGACCATATAGGCCATGGTGGCGTCAGCCGCGTCCTGGCCAACCAGGATCGAGAATTCGTCGACGCTACGGTTGCGGCGCTTGAACGCTTCCTCGGTCGAGGCATAGGGGCCGTACTTCCACGGACACTTCACGCCGACCATTTCGTCGGACCCGATCTTGGAGCGCTCGACGGTGGCCTTCGAATTCACGTCACGGTGAGCGGCGGAACCGCCGATCTTGTAGAAGGCCTCTTTCGAGTAATCGCCTTCGACAGCCTCGGATTGCAGGATGATGGCTCCCTGCGAAGCCGCATTGAAGACATCGAGAACGTCCTGGATGCGTTCCAGGTAGGCGGTCTGGGACAGCTGGTTGTAGACAACCATGTCCGAATTCAGGGTAACGAGGTCTGCCATTTGGGAATCTCCTATTTAGGCAGCTTCAGATACGCCTCCTGACCATGCTGCTTCTGGTAGTCCGCCTTCTGCTGCAGGGTCATTTGGCTGCGCTTGAGTTGCCCGGATCCCCCAGGACTTTTCTGGCCCGGCTGCTTCCCGCTGCCGGAGTTGCCCGAGGCGTCGAATGCGCGCTCGAACGCAGAGCCCGGCTGCTTCATTTCCGCAACCAGGCCCTCGATGGTCATGTTTTTACCATTGCCGTCGATGCGGACGTTGCCGTCGCGATCGACCACCTCGACATCCCACTTACCATCACGTTCGACGGTGCGCGTCATGTTCAGGACGTGCGGCAGGAGAAGATCGACGGAACCCTTCTCGGCAGCGAGCGCCGTGGTGGCGCGCTGCTCACGGATCAGGTTGTCGATCTGGCCGGACAGAGCCTTGATGCGGCCTTCGCGCTCTTCCAGGGCCTGGCCGTGCTTCTCGACAAGCTGCTTCTTGGCCGCCTCGAACTTCGTGTTGGCGAGCTTGTCGGCTTCCTTCTCAGGATCGATGTCGCCGAGTTCTTCCAGTTTCGCCAAGGCCTCGCGCGCCTTGTCCGGGTCGAGATCCTTGTACTTGACGACATCGCGCTCCAGCTTCTCGCGCGCGGTGCGCTCCTTGCCGAGGGCTGACTTGAGCCCGTCGACATTCTCGACGTTAAAGCCGTGGGCCGGCTCGACATCGAGGATGAACTTGCCCTTGAGCGCGCCGTCATCCGTGATTTCGCGATAGAGCGACTGCTGTCCCTCGTCGAGGCCTTCGACGGAATCGATAACTGCTTTCAGTGCCATGACTGGTATCTCACTTCCCGTGATGATTGGTGGTGCGCGTCCCGCGCGGTTCAGGCCGCGTCCAGCGTCTCGCCGGTCGCAGCAGGCGTCCCGGTGACGAGCATGTCGCCATCGCCGGGGTATTCTTCCTCAAGGGCCGTAGCTTCGGCCTTGGGATCGAAATCAGCCGAGAGCTTCCCGCGGCGCTTCAGCTCGCGCCAATAGGTTTCGCGGGTGATCTCGCCGTTCTCACGGGCCTTCGTGAGGTCCGCAAAATCGTTCTCGCCGCCGAACTCGACCGCGAAATCCGTGTGAACGCTGACTTCCGGGCTTTCAGGTAGGCCCATCCACATCGCCGTGAACGCGAATGCGCGCTCCAGGGCGTCCTTGAGACCGAAGGCCCACATCTGGACGGCGCTGGAAGCCTTCTGTGAGCCGAACGCTGCTGCGACCTGTGTGAGGCCCGCCGTGCCGCCGGTGAGCGGGAGCCGGCCGATCTCTCGCATCTGCTTTTCGATGGTTTCGACCTGACTGGCGAGAAATTGAAGGCTCGTCGCGGCGGGCTCAATCACTTCCCATGTTCCAGCCGTGCCATCATGGACGCCGCCGAAGAGGACGCTATTGGGGCCGCGGCGGATCGGGACCGGCTTTCCGTCCGGCCCAAGATGCGGCATGACGCCATTGCCCGCGAGGATCGGGTAAGCGGTCATGGTCTCCGCGAATTTCAGGTTGGTCTCGCGCTGGTAGTGCTCGATCTGGAGGTCAGCGACATCCTGCATCGCCGGGTCGAAGCGCCAGGACAGACCGTGACGGCGGCCGGTGATGAACGGAACAAGTGCGATCTCCCCGATGGAGATTTCACCCTCATCGACCATCGTCCAGACCGTTTGCGCCTTCTTGCGGGCGCCACTCTCCACGGCTTCGGATCGCCACAGCTCGTAGCGGGCTGGTGCAAAGCCGATCACGGCGCCGGTCTCGTCGTCATAGATCGGGTCACGGATCAGAACCCGGACCTGCACGATTTCTGTCTCTTCGACACCGTCGCTCTCGACCGTGACCTCTCGCATCCGGGCGTAGTGGATGACCTCTTTCGATCCCACCATTGCGGAGTAGACCGCGAGCATGTCGGTGGCCGGAATGTGCACCCAGTATGGACGCGCGCCCGATGCCCGCTCATCTGCCAATGTCGCGCCAGGGCGAGCGGTCGGGAAGTCGACGAATATCCAGTCGATCGCGCGCGAGATGCCGTTGAAGAACGTGTCCGCGGCAAAGACGTTGAGGTGATTGCCGGCGCCGTCGATGTCCTCGACGATAGCCGAATACGCCTCGAACCCCTCCGGCTTGGAAAGCGAGACCTCTTTGGTAAACGGCTTCGCGGCGAGGTTTTCCGCGATGTCCCGGAAGATGTTCGTGAACTTGGCCGTCTCGTTCCGGTATTTGTAGTCCGCGTCGGACTCGCCCGGGAACTGCGGAAGATACGTTTTGCCGGCCGCGCGCATCGCCTTCGTGCCGGCCATCATGGTGTCGACCATGTTCCAGTATCCTGACATGGCCGCGTAATCGCCGGAGACGGCGAGCATATCGTCTGTCATCGGTGATCCTGTCAGTTCCAGCCGGACGAACCGGAGAGCGGGGGCGTGTCGGGCTTCGTCAGCGCGTTGAAGGCGCCTGAAAGCACGTCCACTTGGTCATCATGGGTGCCGGCCGGGAACACGCAGACCTCATCGAGAAACGGGTCATTCCACGAGCCTTTGACGAGCTTCACATTTCCAGCTTCGGCTTGGGCGCTCACGGGCGTCGCGCGCCAGTCTTTCTTACCCTTGGTCAGATCCCGGTCGATTCGGGCGTCATATCCGGCCAAGAGCTTCACAATCCGTTGCGGCCACGCCCCGCCGGTCGCGACTTCCGCCGGCAGGCGCTGCGCAACATCGCGCCCGTCCTGCGATGCGGTGTTTTGGATGAGCCGTTCGACGCCATCGGGCGAGAGCCGATCCCTCACGACATGCTCGACATAGTAGATGCCGCCGACCTTCTTCATGCGAAGGCCTGCTGTGTAATCCGGGTCATTGCCCTGCCTGGCCTGCGTCAAAGCGAGGTCCCAGATGCGCATGGACTTGCCACCCGCCGGAGCGGCCGACACGATCTCGAACCAGGAACGCTTGAACATGCCGCCTTCGCGCGGCGCCGGGCGCTGCTGAAACTGGCCAGCGGTTGCATACGAACCCATGACGCGTTTGTCACGCTCAACAACCTCACGCGGGAAACGCTCAGGAAAGAGCAATTCACCGTCCTGCGTGCGCGGGTCCTTGAACCCTATCGACGTGCTGCAGGCCCGGTCAGGCTCATATTCCATCGGCAGCATCAGGTGGTCGTATCCCAGATCCCTGTCCAGGATCAGGCCGGACACGTCCCGCTCGTGCAGCCTCTGCATGATGACCACAATGGCCGACCTGTCAGGATTGTTCAGACGCGTCGTGATGGCTTCCGTAAACGTCGTGTTGACCGCCTCGCGCCGCATATCGCTCGCTGCATCGTCAACGCTCATGGGATCGTCGATTACGAACCGGTCGCCACGAACGCCGGTCGTGCCGGTGAACGCGATAGACTGCCGGAACCCCGTAGCTGTCGTCTCAAACTTCTTCTTTTCGTTCTGGTCGCTGACAAGTTGGACGACATCGCCCCAAAGCTCCTGATACCACTCCGACTTGATCAGGTTCCGGCAGCGCCGGTTATCCCGGATCGCCAGCGCCTCGGAGTGAGAGGCCGCGACGATGCGCGTATGTGGCCTGCCCAACGGTCCCATTTCCCAAGCCGGCCAGAACACGGCCGTCAGCAGCGACTTCATGGTGCCCGGCGGGACATTGATCAGGAGCCGCGTTATCTCGCCTCGGCTGATTGCCTCCAGGTGCTCCGCAATCGCATCGATATGCCAGCCGTGAACATAGGGCTGCCCAGGCTCGACCACGGGCCATGCACACCGCACGAACTCCGCAAGCGAACGCCGGCACGCCTCCCGCTCAATCGCCTGCCAGTCAGCCCTCGTCAGCTTCAGACTTGCGGCGGGCATCCATCAGCTCCTTCAGAGCGGCATCAGACAGGCCGGACGCATCAAGGCCTTTCGGGCTCATGGAGCCATCCGAGGAGGTGAGGTCGAGGCGCTCGGTGAACATGCCGAGGTGCTTGGCGATCTTCTCAAGCGCGCTGTTCTTGTCCCAGAACCTTATCTTGTGGACGCGCTCGACCGCCCCAGCAGCGCCTTGGGACACGACCTCGACCGATGCGACAGCCGCAGCGAAATCGTCGCCCCATTTCTCGACCGGCTTCAGATTGCCGTCTTCATCAAAGGCCTGGCGCAAATCAGCGAAGCCGATGCGACCCAGCTCCTGCAGCACCCGCTGGACGCTGACCTCTGCTCTCAGAGCGCCGGCATTCCGGATTTCCTCAATTCGAGCCGCCACGTTTTCATTTGCTTTCAGCCGCGTCGCGTTGCCGCGGTTCGGCTTGTACCCTGCCTCGCGATAGGCCTCATCGGCGGAGAGCCCCTTGGCCAATCCCTGTGCGAAGCGCTCGTGTCGATCGTTCTTGAGGGCCGCCATGCATCAAGCTCCCAACCAGACCCAGGCCGCGCCGCATGCCCATCCCATGGCGAAGGCAGTAAGGGCCGTTATGACGAGGATGGTGGAAGCGGTGAGGTGTTCTTGGCGGGTCATTGTCGGAAATCCTGACGATTCTCTGGTCTCCGCGTCGACGAATGTGTACACTCGCGCCATGGAAACGATGCTGAAACAGCTTGGATGGACGAAGGCAGAGCTGGCGAGACGCCTAGGCCTGCAGCGCACCACCGTGAGCGGATGGGGGAATGACGCCCCTCAATACGCCCTCGCCTATCTCGACCTTGCCTTGAAGCTTAAGGCTCTGGGAGATGGAGCAGGACAGGCCCTGGAAAGGACGAAGCCATGAGAATTGTTGAAGATCCCCGCACAGACGCTCAGATTTCAGCCGCTCGGCGCGCCACCAAGGCCGCCATCTTCGCGCGGAAGCTCGAGCACCTGACTTGCGCGCTGGAAGATGCCGAGACCGCCGCACGGCGTGCTGGTCGTGCATTCCATGCAGCAGGGGAAGCACTGGAGAGGACGAGATGAGCGACGATCCCACCGTATTGGTCCCCAAATGGATCGAAGACGAAGCGAACCGACCAGACGGAAACCCGGTTGCGGTCGCCATGCGGGGTTTCATCGCCAACCCGATACCGGGATTTCCCGTCGACATGGAAGCGGTGCGAAAGGCCTTCAACGCCTGCGAAGAACCTGTCCCACCCCAATCCCCAGAAAGGACGAAGCCGTGACGCCTGAGTTTGTCGAAAGCCTGTCCGATAGCGACGATATGATGGTCTATGTGCCGCTTGGGATACGGAGCGTCTGCCTAGAGAGCGGCCACCTCCACCGCCTCACCGGGCGTGAGGTCAAGGATGTGTATGAGAGCGAGACCGGGGACATCAAACCCCTGCTGCACGCATGGCATTTCCAAGGGCCGTTGAAACAAGTCTTCGAGGATGCGATTGCCCCAGAAAGGACGAAGTGATGAGCGACCACGGAACGGTGACTTTTTCCGACTTGCCCGACATGGGCCTATCGGAGATCTGCCAAGCAACACCAGAGCTGCGCTTTGTGCGCGAAAAAGATGTAAGCCTTACGCTTGAACAGGCCCATATCGTGACTTCGGGCGGGATGACCAAACTGAAATGGCGACCCGTCCCGATCACTGACCGCGCCGCTCTATGCGAAGAAGGAGCGAAGTGATGATCTACGAGATATGGGCCGAAGGCTTCCGCGCTACTGGCGAAAGCGGCAGAGCAAAGTACATAGACACAGTGGCCGCAGACACCCTCGATGAGGCTGTTGCTATCGCCGTGTCGCGCCTTCCAGCTGATCGTCAAAAGTTGTTCAAGCGAGACCAAGACGGGATGTGGACAGAATGGGGATGCCGGGTCTTTGGTTCCGAGGATGCTGCCAGACGCAGCTTTGGATGACCCGCTCTATCCAGTTGAGCTACGGGGCGGTGGAAAAAGGTTGCCCTTGCCCAAGGGGCTGCTCAATCCCTGCATGGCGCCGCGCCCTATCGGGACACACGGACGGTCATTCCAGGGCGTCTGCCAAGAGCCGTGGCGGGCGGTGAAGCGGGGCGCGGCCTGAAGCCCTTGTTTCAGGCTGGCCAAACAGCCAGCCGCCGGGTGCCTTGCGAGCAGTACCGGACGCCCCTCGGGTATCTCGTGAGCCCTATAGCGGCGGGGGTGATATCAAGTCCCCCGCCGGGCCAGTAGGGCAATTTGATCGGGTGGGCAGGCTGGTTATCGAGACTGATCCGCGCGCCGCGGCTGCTTTGCTCAGATCAGCGAGAATCCGCCCCATCAGGGCTTGCGGCCAGCCCGCACCCTCTTGCTTCGCACCGCCTTTGCGGCACCCACCCGACATGAAGACGCCCGGCGCCATTTCTGGGCCGGGCGGATTCTTTCAACATGGACAGTTGGAATCATGTTCTTGCGGGGTTCGTCAACGAGTTTTTTTCACCTCGCCGCGAGATTTTTTCGGGATCGGCTCGACATAGAGCACCTGGATATTTCGCAACCGATTCTCCCACCTACGGAAATTGGCCACGGCATCGAGCCCGGCCAAGATGCTGTCACGAACAGTCGAATGATGCCGACCGGTAGCTTTCGCGCGGGCATTCATGCTCTCTCCGCGGCCCACGACCGAATCAAGATCGGCGCGTCTGGTTTTCGTAACCCCCGGCGCCTTGGCGACGAGCGCCCGCTCTGTCACGGCCTCTGCGCGGCGCACCATGCGGCCCTGCGGGTCCGTCGTGCCGTCTACGCGCTCACTCAACCAGTCGCCAAGGCTTTCGACGCCTTCGGCGCGATACAGCATCCGCTGCCAGACCTGGGCGGCCTGGTAACGCCGTACGGTCTGGTGCCGGTCCTTGCCGAGCGAACCCCGCATGCGCATCTGCTCGATCGGGTGGGAGCTGTCGAACAGGGACCATTTGTCCGGCTCGCGCGGATCTTCGTTGACCCGGGCCCGACCGTTGAGGAACTGGCGCTTCCCGTCACGGCCGGCAACGCCGATCAGCCTTGCGCCACCAGACAAGCGGGCTGCGATGCTGTCGATGCGCGCGCGGGTCTCCCGCACCTCTTCGTCCGATAGCGGAAAGATCATGTCCGCGAGCTCGTAGAAGCGGGCGCGGCGCGCCTCGGTCTCCGGGCTGAAATATCCGCCCACAGGCTCGGAGAACAGATCGTCGACAACCATGGGGATGATCATGGCGCCCCGGTTCTCAACGGGCTCGAATTCCGTGATCTGAAGCACCTCGTCCGCCATCCGGCTCGCGGTGCGAATCGACTTCGTGTCGACCAGGACATAGCCCGTCTCGGTCTCCTTGAGCTCGAAACCCCGGCGCTCAAGCGTCGCGACCGCAGAGGATACATCGCCAGGCCATGACGACCAGTCGCCCTCGTTGATGAGACCGCCGTCGAAGTCATAGATGCTGGTTCGGATTCTGTACGTCACGCTGCCCTCCCCGCGCTATCCCGCATTGTCACGATCACGGCGACGGCAAGGTCTTGCATGTGCGCCGCGGCTTCTTCTCCGGTCAGCCGGTCACAGCCGTCCGTGGAGAGCATGCGGACCAGATTTGCGGAGGTGTCGTAGGCGTCGATCGCTGACGCCCGGTCTTCAACCGCATAGGCGCCATTCGCCGCGGTCCTGGCGGTGAACAGGACCAGATTCGACAGGGCGGCCCGGACAGCGAGCCGGCGGCGTTCCGAAAACCCATGGGTCAGCTGATCTGTCAGCCCGTCTATCCTGGCCTTGATCGTGGGGTTGTCGAGAATGGTCATCAGGCAGCCCTCGAATCCTTGATTTCGTCCGGTGCGAAATAGTGGGTGTACTGGCCGGTCCGGACGTCGAAGATCATCTTCACGTCCCCCGTTGGGCCCATGATGTCGTGCCGCTTCGATTTCCAGATCCGGACCAGGGCGTATTCTTGGCCGTCATCATCACGCCGGCGGTGAACTGTGACGCCGAGTTCCGGCTTGTTCGCCCAATGCGCCGATCCGGCCACCGAATAGCCGTTGGGAATCGGCAGGGACCCGTCCCGGTTCGGTGCCAGCTTCGTCGGGTGGGCGACCACCGCTACGTGGACGTTGAAGCGGCGTGCGAAGCCTCGCAGCAGGGCGATTGCAGAGCTGGTGTATTGCGTCTCGCTCATGTCGTGGAACCGGTGTTCCAGCTCGGTCCAGGGGTCGACCACGAAGAACTTGGCCCCGTGCCGGACCGCTGCGGTCTCCATGCGTTCAAGGAGCCATTCGACCGTCGGTTCCGTGTCCCAATCCGGATTGATGAAGACGTAGTTCTCGTTGAGGAACTCGTCGGCTTTCTTCCAGTCCTCGGCCTGCAGATCCTTCACCGGCCGACCGGCCAGGTACTTCGCGATGTCGCGCCGGTAATCGCTGGCGATGTCATCCTCGAAGCTGGCGATGCAAGGGATCACGCCATACTGGCGGTTCAGCTCGACGCCGATGGCCTTGAGAAGCGCGGATTTCCCGTGGCCGGGGATGCCGGTCCAGACCGAAAAGTGCTGCGGGCAGATCGCCATGTGCCGGTTCAGGTCCAGCGTCAGCTGCGGGCGCCATATCGTCAGCTCGGGCACCGGCGGCAGCTCGTTGAAGCGGCATACTCCCGTGACCTTCACGAAAGCGGCACGCTTCATCGTCGCCTCGACGCCCTCGACGCCGAACCGGATCAGGGCATCGTTGAGGTCTTTGCAGCCCTTCGGGTAGGTCAGGTATTTGCAACGCGCCTTGCCGAGGCGCGGCGCCAGGTCTGCCAGAAGGTTTTGCCCCGGCCCGTCACCGTCCGCCGCGATGATGATTTCCTTGGCATCGCGGACCAGATCGATCAGCCCGGCGACGTAGGAGTATTTCGCGCTCTCGCGATCGCCGACCTCTTCGGCCGGCGCGCCATCAGGCACGGAAACGACGCGCTCGTATCCGGCCTGTATCGCGGCCAGGGCGTCCATCTCGCCTTCGGTGATGATGATCGGTCCCGTGAACTCAGGCTCGCGCAAAGCATCTTCGTTCCAGACCCGCTTCTCTCCGCCCTTGTCCTGCTGGAAGGCCTTCTCGTCGATCCGGCGGTATTTCCGGTTCACGACCTTGCCCTTCGAGATCACAGGGAAGGCTATCCAGTCACCAGTGCCCCGGTCGACGGACTCCACCCCCAGGCTTTCGGCGGAAGCGGGATCGATCTTTCGGCTCTCCAGCCACTTTCTGGCGCTCTCGGTCAGCATCAAATCCCCCGCTCCATCCGCAGTGATGGCAGTTCCAAACGGCACCGCTCGCGTTGATCGTCACCGAAAGGCACGGGTCTCGGCTGTTGCGCCGGTTGTGCGAGCATTTCGGGCAGGTCGTCTTGTGATTGCCGGTCGCATACGAGCGAAGGCTGATGCCCTCCTCGCGCAACCGCGTGGTGGTATCCATGATCAATCCCCATGGGTTCACATCCCCCCTGGCGGGAGGGCTTGGATCGGCCGGCTGTCGATTCCGAGGCCTTGGAAGGTGTCTTGGCCAACGGCCGCCGGACCGCGGGCGCCGGGGTTTCGGCTCGCTGCGCGGCGCATCCAGTTTCGCCATGTCGCCTGCCAGTCGAGCTTCACGCCCTTCTGGCCGGCGACACCGAGCCAGTAATCGCGAAATACCTCGGCCTCGGCCCTGACGAACGCTCGAGTGACGCCCAGCTCGGTCATCGCCCAGGTCGCCCATTCATCGGGAAGTGCCCAGTCTTCCGAGAGCCGTGCTCCCTTCGAACCAGATTTCTTTTTTGGACCCGAAGGGTCTTTTTCTTCTGGTTCTGGATCTGGTTCTGGAATGGTTTCGTTTCGCTTTTTGTTTGGGTTATCCGAAACAGAACCGTTCGCTAAACCTAAGCCATTGCTTTTCTTGGAAACCGGCCTCCCGCCACGCGCTCCGTTCTGCCGATTTTTTTCAATCTTTTCCTGCGTAATTTCCCACGTTTCTCGCAGCTTTTTTTGCGAGATTTCGTCACCTTCGAACGTCAGGAAGGGCGCGAGGCGCGCCTTGATCCGGCGCCATTTCGCTACGGACAGGCCGACGATCCTGGCGTTGTCCCGGTCATCATCCGGGACCGACCCGTTCCGGCGCCACATGGCTCCGAGCAGCAGGAAGTACGCCCCATGCTCCTCGGTCGACAGGTGTGTCGTGTCGGCCAGATATGCGTCCCAGTAGAGCGGCATCGATGGTGCTTGGCTCATTCTGTTTCGTCTCCGTCCAGGAAGTCGTCAATGATGGCCTGGGCGGCTTCGCCGATATGGGCGCGCGCCTGCTCTGTCAGGCCGTGAGAAATGGCGTTGTTAGCCGCGGCGAGAGAGGACAGAGCGCGCGTGCGCCAGTCCTGCTCATGCGACAGGTCGAGATCGGCGATCTGTTCGATTGCAGCGCTCATCGTGCCTCACCCCATGCCAGATGGTTGCGGGTCGTCACGCGGCGGTGGGCATCGCAATAAGGGCGGCCCTCCTCGGTCTTTTGACCGCACATCGGCATCTGGGAACCCTGACGGGGATCGCCCATCGGGAACCGGCACTGACGATTCCCAACGGTCTCCAGCGTGACCTTTCCCTTGAGAGGAGTAGGCGCCGGCGGAATGAGATCGTCGCGCTCTACGGGCTCACGCTTCACGGCCGGGCGCTTGGGTGCCGGCTTCGGAGCGACGGCCCGGCGCGGGGCCCTCGGCTTCGCCCTGGCCTGGACGCCGCCGAGATCGCCGAGACGGTTCAGCTTTCCGATCACGGCATTGCGGCTCTTGCCATTGAGCACGGCCGCGATCGCCGAAGCGGACTCGCCGGCATTCCACATCGTGCGTGCGGTATCGACTTCCTGTTGGGTCCAGCTCATGCGGCGGTCCTTTCCGTCTTGTCGTTGAATTTCCCGGCTTCCATGCCCCAGGAGGTCCAGCCTTCACGGTGCTCTCTGGAAAACAGGTCCGCGCGCCGGGCTGTCGGCATCAACCGCTCGGCGGCGGCATACGCTTCGTCGGGCTTGCGGCTATGCTCGCGCGCCGGCCCTTCGATCACGGATCGGACAGAGCGAGCCGTCTTGGGATTTCCATTGGTGGCCAGCAGGAATGGTTCGGACGCACAGCGCAGGCGGTAGCCGGTCCCGAAGGCCAGCTTTCCGTGCCGTGTCCGCTTCACCCATGTTCCGCCGGTCACGTACCGGACGCCCCAGGCCCTCAGGACGTCGAAGGCGACGTCGTGCATGGCGTGGGTGGCCCACAGCCAGTAGAGGCAATCAGGCGCGCCCAAGTGGCCGACAGGCAGCGCCTTGATGGCGTCCAGGCCCATACAGGCGTAGTGCGCCTTCGCGCTCTTGCCCTCGCCCTTTGCGGACCAGTTCTCGAAGGCCCACGGAGGATCTATCATCACCATGTCGAAGCTGAAGGGGCGCATATCGCCGAACGGCCAGTTACTCATGCGGCCCTCCGCAGCAGCCGGAGATCGATGTACTGTCCGCGAATAGCGCCTTCAGAAGCCGCGCGAAGCGCATCGCAATTGCGCGGGCCATAGGCGATCAAGACACTTGGTGCGCCGGCATTAGTTTTCGCTCTGCGACCGTCCGGCTTGTGGAAATGCAAGCGCCCCTCGATGAAGAGGAGGGCGTCCGCATGCGGCCAGATTTCGTCAAAGAAATACTCGGTTTCGGTGCGCGCGAAGATCAGCGCGATACCGTCTCCGTGCTGGCGAAGGCGCCGCAGCCAGCGGTCTACTTCGCGGCCATACGGCGGATTGCACCACACCCGGCCGCACCATGGCTGAACGAGTCCGTTGTCCTTTCTCGTGAAATGCCGGGCCGCCATATCCCAAGGGCGGTCCGCAGGCGCGCACGGGTCGAGGTCGAACGCGCCTAGCGCGTGGAGAATGAACGGCGGCGTCAACCAGACATCGGACTCCATGCGTGCCGACTGGTGGCCGCCAGTGCCTTGCCGCTTCACCGCCTGTCCGCCGAAAAGATCAGTGTCGCTCATGCGGCCTCCTTCCGGGAACGACCCCGGCGACCAGTGCGCACCATGCCGTGAAGGATGAAGGCGATTTCTTCGTCACGCTCCCAGCAGAAGCCGCAGGAGCCGCAGCTGGCCTTCTCCGAAAGCTCGGCCGGGCAGACCAAGACACCAGGCTCCTTGAACCCCTTGTCCTCGACGACGCGTGTCTCCTCGCCGCTGAAGCGCATGGCGAACCGGTCCGGGAACTGGAACCGGGTCAGTGCCAATGCCTCGCCGATCGCGCGCTCTTCGGGATCGTCGGCATCGGGCAGATACGCGGTGAAGCCCCAGACATGCAGGGCCGGGTATTGGCGAAGGAGCCGGCGCCAGAGTTCGACGTATTCGACGCTGTAGAAGTCGCCCAGGACATGGAGGCGAACCACGAAGCCGTCCGGGTGCCGGTTGGCGTGCTGCATCACCTCGACGACAAGGACATCCTCGAGGATCGGCCCGGCCTCGTGCCGGCGGGCCAGGTGCATGCTGTTGCCGTAACAGGCACTCCAGTGCTCGCAAGAACGCGGACAGGTCGACCGCTCGGCCAGGGTCAGCGTGTAGATGGGCATCCCCTTCCAGCGCCCCTTGAGGGCTTCCTTGCCGATCTTCCTGTTGTTGTGCCCGCTGACGAGCAGGCGCGGGCTTTCCTCGACCGGAGTCGTCGGGAAGAGCGGACGGCCCTCCACGACGGCCGGGTGATCGTCCTTGAGCCCTGAGACTTTGGACGGGTCCGGGGTGTGAGGCGAGAAGCGACGGTGAGACATGTCGAGACGGGCCATCAGCGCTTGTCCTCCAGCTTGTGCTGCCGACAGGCCCAGACACCGCCCGGATAGCCGAACGGGGCGTATCGGGTGCAGCCCTTGACGTGGCAGGGGTGGATATTGGGAAAGAAGGGGCGAGCAGGTTTCACGAGCGCCCCCACGGGTTCGCGCGCGGCGGGATTTTCTGGGTGCCCTTTGCGGGCCAGCGGTTCGCTGACTGCATGCGTCGGCCGCCCTGTATCTTGGCGCCGTCTTTTGTCGGCACCGGCGGCCGGGACGGGATCGAGGAAGCGGATCCGGTCAGCTCCTTTCGCCGTTGGCGCCGGGCCTGCTGGCCACCCTTGCCGCCGCCCATGTGACGGACATGCTTGATGAGCCAGGCGTCGTATTCGGCGGTCTTGAAGCGCGCGCACGGGGTCCGCAGAAGGGCCCGGTTCGACATGTCGTTCGTTCCGCCGCAACTGAGCGGGATGCAATGCTCATCCGTGATGCCCTCACGGACATCCAGCTTCCGGCCACAGACCGGATAGTCGGCATAGACACCGCCCAGCTCCGGCAGCTTGTAGCAGCCGCAGCGCCCCTCTTGTTCGAGCATCAGCTCGGCGAGTTTCATCTTCGTCAGACGGTCGCGCTGAACGGCGGGCTCCATCCCCATCAGAAGCTCCTCTTTTCCGGGATCGACCGGAACAACCGGTCAATGGCTTCTGCCTCGGAGGTCGGGGGTGCGATCGGTTTCGGTGCCGGCGGCTCCGGCTTCGTCCGGTTCGCGCTCCGGGTTCCGACGATGCGGGGCGTCTTGGCGACCGGCTGCGCAGCGGGGGATTTCGCCAGCTCTTTGCGAGCGGCCTTGGCGGTCTCTTCGCAACGCTTCTGTGCAGCCGTGATCCGATCCTTGGACTTCTGGTCTCGCGCTTCTCGTGCAGCCTTGCGGCGCTCCGCGGCAGCGCTCTTCTTCGCGTTCCACAGAGCGTTGTCGTGCTCGTATGGCGCGTTGGGATCGATCCCGAGGGCTTCGGCCGCGGCGTGGGTCTCACGGCCGTGCAGGATGCCATTGTTGCGGTGACGGCCGACCACGGCCAAAGCAGCGCGCTCGTTCTGGTTCCAGCCAAACCGGACGGCCCAGGCTTCGGCTTCCAGATCACGGAAGCCGGCGAGGCAGAAGAATACCGCTGCCCGTGCCTTGCCGACCTTTCCAGCGTAGATCCCGCTGAACTGGCCGCTGAAGACGTGCTTGGGATCGGCCCCTGTCACCTCTGCCGCCGCGACGATAGCGCGCCAGATATCGTCTGCTGTCGGGTTCATAGCAGCGCACCCCTCTTCTGGACCTGGCGCCGAAGGGCTTCCGTCGTTTCGTCGCGGAGCGCGGCCCATGCCTTTCGCTTCTGACCGCCGGTCGCAACGCGATAGCGGGCCTTTGCTGCTGCGCGCCCGGGCTCCAGAGCGGTGGGGTGTGTGAGACGAAGGGTCATTTGCGCGCCCTCCGCTTCCGGGTCGATCTCGGCTTGATCGAATTCCCGTGGGCATCGACGCAGCGGATCGTCAGGCCGCTATCCGCCTCGATGATCTTGCGCTTCAGCTTGGAGACCGGGGTGTCGAAACCTTTCACGTCCTCGATCACGAGGCAGACGCCCTGCCGGTAGGAGAAATCGGCGCGGTAGGTGAAGATGAGCCCGCCGTTCAGTCGGAACGGGAATTCCGGCTGCATCTTCAGGTCAGAGATTTGGCCGCCGCGTTCGAGCAGGCGCAGGTCCGCATATCGCTTCGCTTCAGCCTTGCTGTCGAAGGTGATGCCGTCGATCTCTGTGCGCTGCGCGCCGTACTTGCTCACGGTCGCTTTCTCCTGTTCTGACGGCGCGGATCATGGGCCGGCGCCGCAACGGCCCGGGGCCGGGCTAGCCGGCGCCTTCCACTGCGGCTGCAGTTGCCATTTCGAAGAGCAGTTCACCCATGCTCATCGCGTCGTCTGGGGACATCTCGACGGTTGCCCACGACCCGGACCCATCTGTCAGGGCAAGCATCACTACGGCGCGCCGGTTTCCGCCCCTCGGGCCGCATCGGGGAACGACGGACACAATTGACTGCGAGCAAGGGATTTGCTGCGCGTCGGCCATCACGAAGCCCTCTGCATTGCTGGATCGGAAAGAGAGGCCTGGATGGCGTCGGCGGTGGCGCGAAGCTCGTCCGCGGCAGCGGAAAGAACCCGGCGCTCAAGCTCATCAATACGGCCGTCTGCCAGAGCATCATGGATCTGCTTGGGCAAAGCCCCGGCCACCTTCGCGGCCCCCATGGAGTCCTCAAGAAGGCCCTTGGAAGGAACCGGCGTCACCAGATTGACGAGCGCCGACGAATAAAGCGGCGAATTGATCTCGCGCTCGAGGACTTCCATGACGTGGGCCGGCATGGAGCCGCGGACATTCTCGTTCTGATAACCGGAGATGCATGCCTCGGTGAGACCGGTCAGGGCCGCACACGGCGCCAGTCCGCCATTTGCCTTGATGAGCCTGAAGCCCTGAGCCTTGTGAAACGGGGTGCTCATTTAGCGATGGGCCTCCGATTAAAGCTGACCCACGCGCCGCGCCGGAATATCGCTATTCACGGGCACAGCTACGGGGCGAATTCGATGAAGTGTGCAGACCGACACGCGCGCGGCGGCGACATGGCGACACGGCTGAACCGTATCGCGGTGGCCGCGCATCGACGGGCGAACGCCTTGCCGCCGAGCGACCCGGAACGCCTGTTCCAGATCGCGCAATCCGATCTGGCGCTCGCCAATCTGGCGCGCTTGCCTAGCGGAAGGGCCGCAAAATGATGTGCGCCGGGACATGGTGTAGGGGCATGCCCCGGCGCGTGCCGCAGAGGAGACTTCGCGGCAGTCTTGTTGGGCCCGCCAGGGTCTATGTCCCCAGCCCTGACGGACCCGTTTCGCCTCGGAGGGATCACCGGAGCGAAAAGGGGTGGCCTGCTCGGGTTTTGGGGCAGGGGAGACCGAGCAGGCCGTCGTGCCGATGGTCAGGCCGGCACGAATTCGAATATTTCGGGAAATCGCGATGAGTGTGATCCAGATCACAGCGCCATTCAAATTTGCAGGCTCTTCATTCGCGGATGAAGTGTGTCGAGGGGATATGGCGCGCGTTCTTCCGGTCGCTGGACAAGCGGCCTGGATGCCCCGCGTGCGGGATTGGGCGGCTGCGTTTCCTGCGCGCCGATCCCATACCGCGCCTTCAACATTTCCGAGCTGTCGAGCGCATCCACCAGTGCACGGATTGCCGGCACGAACACAGGCAGTTCGACGCGCCGGGAATGCTTCCTTAACCCTAACGCCGCTCAAATTGCTGATTATTTTATGCAATTTCGACTTAAAGGCGGCGCGGATTGTCGCAGCCGAACCTGCGGTTGGTTGTGTCACCCGCGATGACAGTTCATCCCCCTCGCCTCCGGGCAAGGGAGTACCGAATTGTTTGAACTCATCGCGACGGCCGAACCCACGGACGTCAAATGGGACCGCGAGAAAAGCCGGTCCAATCTGGGCATCCGCATCAGCGAAGTCCGCGTCATCTTCGATAAGGAGCCAGGTCAGGAACCCCGCTTCCGCATCGATACCAGCCGCAACGGCGTCAATTTCTGGTGGGGCAACCTCGACAAGGACATCATCCTTGAGCTTTTCCGCGTCCAGCGAGAAGGAGGCATCTCCCCTCGCCTGCAGGAAATCGCTCGGGCCATGGGCCTGGATGATGATGGCGGGCAGCACTAGGCCACCATCCCAGCGCCATCGCGCTCAAGCAGAAGCTTTCGGATCAAAACGGTGCTGTTGGACTTGGGTCGAGGGTGGCGCAGCTCAAGCCAGCGCCAAACGACCTCGCAAGCGCGCAGGCGGTCCTCATAATCCCGGTATCGGCAGTACCGCATCCTGTGCATTGCGCTGCGCACATGCGACGGGGGTTCGCCATGGCTTTGAATGACGCGTGTCGCACGCTGCCAGAGCCCGCAGGAAACCTTGGCAATTTCGGTGCGCGGCGGAAGCTTGCGACCGGTCCGCAATGGCCGCGGGTCTGGCAGATCGGCGAAAACAAATTCGCCGCTGTTGATGGCGTCGATGTCCTTCTGCAGCTCTGGAGACCACTCGAACCATTCGTGATGCGTGTGCTGGTCGCGGTATTTTCCGTGAAACTGCGCCTCGCACCTCTCATCGTGTCGATAGTCTGGAACGTGCGCGATCGCCGCGATCTCCAATTCAACCGGGGACCACTTCATGTACTGGGCAAGGCGCTCGTGAGGATATCGTGCGTGGCCGATCTTCACCGGACCATCGGAGCCAACCGGCTTGAGGAAATAGACAAAGCCCATGTCACGCGGCCTTCTGGTCTGCAGCGGGCGCAAACCAGTGCGAGACCGGAACATCGAAAACCTCTTCGATCTTCACCATCGTGTCGCGACCTGGACGGCGCTTGGAGCGCCTCATCCGTGAGACGAATTGCGTGGTGCACCCAATGAGCGCCGAAATGTCAGCGTCCTTCAGGTCGCGGGCTTCGACCTCAGCCAGGAATTCCTCCAGGCCGAGAGAGCGCGGATATGTCTTTTCCTCGGTCATGACGGGAAAGTGCCAGTCTGGCACAATTTCGTCAAGACAGTTTGTGCCAACTTGGCGCTGGGACCGTTCGTGCCAGTCTGGCACCCTGCGTTGCATGCAGATGAACGAGACAATCAAGGCGTGGAGAAAGGCTGCCGGGCTGACGCTTGAGCAGCTCGCGGAAGCCTCGCACGTGGATCGCTCGTCGCTGAACAGGATCGAGCTAGGTCTCGACCATCCGAAAGGCCGGAAGTTCGACGAAACACATCTTCGGAAGCTCGCGAAGTTCTACGGCGTCCAGCCTTGGCAGCTTCTCGCCTATGATCCAGCGGAGCGGCATAGCTTCGACGAGCTATGGGCTCAACTCAATCCATCCGAGCGCGCCGAGGCCGAAGACTTCCTTCGCTACCTGCTCAGCAAACGCCGGACCGTTCACAGCCAGGAAGGCGCCGCGGATCTCGTCGATCTCTCCGGTGGCCGGCGGTAGCCAAGAAGGAAAACGCATGACAGAGGCAGCTGTAAACTCAGTAGGGTCCGTGAAAGCATCGCCGGACGGAGAGTTCGCCTTCTTTAGGTTTGAAGCGGATGATGGAGAGATTGTCCTCCGCATCCCATCCGCAGAGATCATCAACCTAGTCGTTTCGGCGTTAAGCGTAGACGAGAAGTGCCGGGAGGCTAAGGGTGGCTCAGCTCCGAGCGCCATCACACCGTCCAGGCTCAATGCTAGCGTATTTGCGGACGGGTCTTGCGAGATCGTTTCCTATCTTCCTGGGGGCGGGTGTTTTGCACAGTCCCTTCGTAAATCAGCGAGGACCTTTCTTTCAGAGGCCCTATCCCCATCCCCCGGACAGAGTACCACCCGTCATCATCCGGCTTAGAATCTCCAGCCATCTATTCCTCCATAGCTGAATCAGCGGCGCCCCAAGTGGCGCCGTTTTTATTTGTGTAGCACATCTTGTGCCACACTGGCACTTTTTTTGATTGACGACTTTGTGCCTATCTGGCACTTTCTCCCTAACAACCGGGAGACTTACCCATGCCGCACGACAACCAGATCAGCCCTGCTTTCAAGAAGAGCGACCGGTTCGACAATGCGACGGTCCGCTCGATGGAAGGGGCCGACCGCGAGGATGCCAGCCGCCGGGAGAAGGAATGGCGCTGGACCCACCGCAAGGCGCTGAACGAAGCGTTCCAGGCGGCCTATGCGGAGCGCGAGGCGGACATGATGCGGGCACGCGATGAGATCGCAGGCCTGTCCCGCCAGATCGACGCCATTGCCGGCACTCTCCCCTTCATCGACGGCCCGCTGATTTCGGACATCGCGACCGGGAAGGTTCGGACCGCTTTGGCCGATTGGGCAGAGCGTGAGGCCACGCGCCGTGTCGTCGCGAAGGTCGGCGGCTGGGTCTCTAACGCGGAGGCCGCGTAGCCATGGCCGTCTGGACCGCTCTCACGATTGGCTGGCTCTACGTCTGGGGCGCCGTGGCGATGTTCGCCTGGCTCACTGTTCTGGACCGCCGGGACATCGTCGGTATGGCGTTCCTTTCGATCGCCTGGCCGGTCTCCGTCCCCTTCTCTTTCGCAATCACCGTTCGCCGGTCTCTGGCGAAGAAGGACTCCACCAATGCGTGATCTCCTCTCAGATATCTGCGCGGTCGTGGCGCTCTTGTGTGTCGCTGCTGCTGTCCTGTCCATTCCAGATTTTACGGGGGTGATGTGATGGGTGGCTCTCCTACGGATCGCTCCTCGGCTGGGCCTGTGGCTGCGGACAGGCGCGTTCGCCGGTACCGCCCATATGACGTGACTGTTGATGGTTATGGGACCGCTACGTTTCTGGCCACGTCGAGCGGTGGCGCGAAGTGGTCGGCCTTCTGCAATGACGTCTTCGGTCATCTGACGTTCAAGGACTTTCTGAAGATTTGCCAGGCACGCCTGTCGCCGCATCGCAATGACGACGGCTACGACGATCTGCGCAAGCGCTACCCGTTCGCGACGATACCCCGCCCCGGCTCGCTGATCGAAGCGGAAGGGCTTCACGGGCGCGTGCTGAGTGCGATCGAGCCCGTCAACTACGTGGCATTTCAGGTCGATGGGCATGAGCGCATTGCTCGTGTTCATCCGCTCTCGGTTCGATTGGTCGAAGCGGCCCGCACGGCAACGCCGGAGGACACGCAGCACGTCGCAGACGTGCCACCCCAACAGGAGAAATCCAATGACTGAGACACTGTTTACACCGGGCGAATGGCGCGTTGAACAAGGCACGACGCTGGTCTGGGGCGCATGTAACGCTGACGACCACACAAGCCGTGGCATGGGTTACCCCATTGCCGAGTGCCGAATAACGCCTACAGCGAAGTGGGCCAAGCGACCGGATGAAGCTGAAGGCATCGCCAACGCCCACCTGATAGCCGCCTCTCCTGACGGGTATGCGTTCGCCGAGAAAGCGGCGCATTTCCTGACCGGCCTCCACCTGGGGCGCCCCCTGTCTACCGATGATGTGGAAGAGCTTCTGGCGGAGGCCAAGGCATATCTCTCCAAAGCCAGAGGGGAGTCCAGCCATGTCTAAGCGAGACGGTGGACCGGCTTTTCCTCGCGACCCGATGGGTAGCTATGCGGGCGCACACGGCATGTCCAAGCGGGAATACTTCGCTGGGCAGATCATGGCGGCGCTCTGCACTCAAGGTGGCGAATCTACGCCGACCTACAGCTCCCCTCGGGTCGTCGCTGGTAACGCTGTGGCGCTCGCAGACGCCCTCCTCAAAGCCCTCGCACAGGGAGACTGAAATGTATCTCCACGCCTCCTACGCCAAGCGCGATGAAGACCACGGCCCGTATGACCTGACAGTCTACGTGGATGACAACGGCCAGCTCCGCGTCAGTGAAGAGCACCTTCGGATCGAAGTCGCCATCGGCGAACGCGGTGACGCGAAAGCATCCATAGACGCGCTTGTCGAAGCTCTCACATGCCTGAGAGCCCAGATCGAGGCCACGGACAAAATCCGGGCCGGGAGGGCTGCGGCATGAGCGAGACCCGCGCCATCTACTGTTGCGGCTGCGAGGCTGATGTGTCGGCCCGGCTGACCAGCGGAAAGGAAATCTATCCGCATCGCCGCGACCTCTATTCGCTGCCGTTCTGGAAGTGCGACACCTGCGGAAACTTCGTCGGGTGCCACCACAAGACGGACGACCGCACGAAGCCCCTGGGAGTGATCCCTACCCCGGCGATCAAGGAAGCGCGCAAGCACATCCACGCCATTCTGGACCCGATCTGGAAGAGCAAGCGGATGCGCCGGGGCGACCTGTACCGGGCCGTCGCTGCCCGCCTCGGTATCGAGGAATACCACACGGCAGAAATCCGGACCCTCGACGAGGCGCGGGCAGCTTATCGCGCCGTGCAGGCCGTGGAGAGCGCCCTTCAAGAGCGGAGGGTCGCGTCATGACCCACCCCAACCGAGAGCCTGTCCGCCCCTGTTGCACGGGACGGGAAGATGAGCCGGCCGTTCTGGCAGTCGCGGATCAACCCACCGAACGCCAGCGCGAGAAGGTCCAGCAAGAGCTGCTTACCCGCGCTGATGACATGCACGAATACCTGATGATGAAAGGGAGGCTGTAGCTATGAAGCCGTCAAATCAGCAAGTCCGTGACGGCCGCGTCTGGCCGAACGTCATTTCGATCAACATTGCCGGACCCGTTGGGTGCGGAAAGTCCGCCCTGCTTGGCGAGTTCCGCGATGTTCTGCAGCGCCACGGCTACTGCGTCGCAATCCCTGATCCCGGCATTCGGAACGATCCCCCGAACGGCATCGAAACCAGCGCATCGCACGAGATCCCGCGGCGCGACCGCGCGGTTGTCATTCTTACGGAAACCGTCGCCTGACACCACAGACAAGGAGGAAGCCCATGTCGTACTTTGAGCACGTCGTGAAGGCACTCAGCGCCATCAAGATGACGTCGGACACGCGGGACGGTGCTCTTGAGCAGCTTTCCGCCGCGCAGACCGCCTTCGTGACGAACGGTTCTGGTGCCCGCGTCCAACTGGAGGGCGCCTCTCGTGAGCTGGACCGGCTCATCGAGTGGGCCAAGAGATCCAAGACCCAGGTCGACGAAGCCCTGAAGAATGTCCCGCCGGTCACGCGCGGGCACCTGACGGCCCTCGAAGGCGGCAGGCCTGCACGGCGGATCGCCAACACGCTGCCCGGTGCGCTGGATCATACCCCGACCGATGGCCCGGGGGCTGCCTGACATGACCAAAGGCCGCTTCCTCACCCCCTTCGGCGTCAAGGCGCTCTGCATCCTTGCCGGATGCGTCCTCCTGCTCGCTTTCACCGCGGCCCTGGCGTTCGACGTCTGGCCGTAACCCCTTCCTCCCCCTGGCCGGGACGCGAATGTCCCGGCCGCTTCTTCCGACTGGAGAACCCACATGGATATCGAGCCCGGCATCTATCTCGACATGCAGGACGAAGAATACTTCGCCCAGCGCGCGCTCGGCTCGACCGACACGAAGGACCTCTACATCGATGCCGAGTCCTGGTGGTGGGAAAGTCATCCGGATAGCCCGCTGAAGAAGAAGGACAGCGAGGACGACATCAAGAAGAAGGCCGACGCCAGGCGCTTTGGTCACGCTGTTCATGCATGCGTTCTGGAGGGTTCGCAGGTCTACGAGGGGCGTTTCGGCGTCATGCCGGATCGGGCCGACCACAATGACGTGCTCGACAAGATGACCGACCTGCAGGGCTGGCTGAAGGAGCGTGGGGAGAAGGCCGGCGGCACCAAGCAGGATCTGATCGACCGCGTGCTCGAAATCGATCCGCGCGCGCCGATCTGGGATGCGATCGTCGAGAGGGCCATTGCGGGCCGGCAGGTCGTCTACAAGTACGAGGACCTGCGCCTGCGGCTGATGCGCCGGATCATCGAGAATGATGCGGAGCTGATGGAGCAGCTTTCGCCCGGTCTGTCAGAGGTTGCCGTCTTCTGGCGTGACCCGATCACCGGGAAGATGCATCGGGCGAAGTTTGACCGGATATCCGCGAAGATGCCGTGGGACGTGAAGACTTTCACTCGCCGACGCGCCCGCCGCCCACGAACGGGTGCGCTCTACCGCGCCGGGGATGAGCAATACCATATCCAGATCGCTCACTATTGGGAGGCTTGGGACCTCCTGCCGGAACTTCCCGTCATCGGCGGCACTGACGAGCAGCGCGCCATTCTGGATGACATTCGCGCAGCCATTGCGGCAGGGGAGAGTGAGCGCCGCTTCGGCTGGCTGTTCTGCCCCGTCAACGGCGCGCCGACGCCGCTGGCGCTTCGCCTGAAGCGCGACGGGATCATCACTCAGGAAGGCGAGAACCGCCTGAAGGAAGCCAAGGAGAACTATCGCTCCTGGGCACGGGTCTATGGCGACGACTCGCCGTGGATCGAGACCGCCGGTGTCCAGGACATCGACGACGAACACGAAGGCTATGGATTTACGAGGCCCGCATGACCATTACATTCCAACCCGCTGTGCGCCAGGGTGTGAAGGCGCTGATCAATCTCTACGGCCCGTCCGGATGCGGGAAGACTTACTCCGCAATCCAGCTGATGCGCGGGCTTGTAGGCCCCGAGGGCCGGATCGCCTTCATCGACACCGAGGCCGGGCGAGGATCGCACTATGCCGACCTCACGCCTTACGACCGGGCCGACCTGGCGCCGCCGTTCACCCCGGATCGGTACCGTGAGGCCATCGAGGCCGCAGAAGAGGCTGGCTACGACGGCCTGATCATCGACAGCATCAGCCATGAATGGGAAGGAGAAGGCGGCGTTCTGGAGTGGGCGGAGTCTATCGAGCTGCGCACCAAGAAATCTGGTCTGCACTGCTGGAACAAGCCGAAGGGCGCTCACAAGAAGCTGATCAACCGCCTCCTGCGGTCCCGTCTTCACATCATCTTCTGCGCCAGGGCGCGAGAGAAGCCGAAGACCGTTCTCGATGACCGTGGCAAGCAGCAGATCGTCTCCGATGGCTTCCAGCCTATCGTGGAGAAGAACTTCCCCTACGAGATGCTGATCAGCGTCGGCATGTCCGATGTCGCCCCCGGCGTCCCAGACCTGAACCTGCAGAAGAAGATCCCGGGCGAACTGGCGCCGGCATTCCCGGCGGGCAAGCACATCGACATCGAAACCGGCAAGGTTCTGCGTGAATGGCTGGACGGCGCCGCACCGGTTGACGAGTCCCTGCGCGACAAGGCCGAAGCCGGCCGTGAAGCCGCCCGCGGCGGCACCGTCTCTCTTCGGGCGTGGTGGGGGTCTCTGGGAAGGGCCGACCATGCTGCGCTCAAAGCATTCCTGGACGGCGAGCTAAAATCCATCGCCAGTGCATCGGATGCTTTCAACCAGACCATGGACGATGCCGCCAACGCCACGGCCGGGGACGGCAAGCGCCCGGACCCGCGCCGCGCGAACACGCCGACCGAGGCGGCAATCCAGGCCTTCATCCTGAAAACCGAGACGATCAACGATCTCGACGAACTGACGGTCTCCTACGAGGAGCTGCAGGAAGGCGAGGCCTGGGTCGAGGCGAGCGCCGATCAGCGTGACCGCGCGCGACTGGCGAAGGAAGAGCGCAGCCGTGCGCTTCGCAAGGACGAGGCCGATGCTCCCGACGCAGGGGATGAAATCCCCTTCCAGGCGGAAGAGGAATCCGCAGCATGAGCGCCGTCGAAAAGCTTGTGCGGGTGATTGATGCCGAAACGACCGGCGTTGAAGACGATGCCCAGGTCGTCGAGATTGCGTCCGTCGATTGGACGGACGGGGTTCTCGGCAACCCGATGTCCGCGCTCGTCAAGCCGACGATCCTGATCCCGCCGACCGCATCGGCTGTGCATCACATCGTGGATGCCATGGTCGCCGACGCGCCGCCGCTCGCCGAAGTGCTGCCCCGTTTTGAGGGCGCTCCGATCTACTGCGCACACAATGCGCGTTTCGACAGGCGGTTCCTGCCGCTCTCCGGGCATTGGGTCTGCACCTACAAGGTGGCCCTGCGGGTCTGGCCGGACGCGCCCGGTCATTCAAACCAGGTGCTGCGCTATTGGCTCGACCTGGCGCCGCTGCCGCCGGAGGCCGGAGAGGTCGCGCACCGCGCCCTCTATGACGCCTGGACGACGGCCCGGCTCTTCGAGCGCCTGACTGCCGAGAAGACCGTCCGCGAGATGGTCGAGATATCTGCGACCCCCGCCCTTCTGCCACGCTTCCGGTTCGGCAAGCACGCAAACGTCCCGCTCGCCGAGGTCCCGCAGGACTACCTGCGCTGGGTCCTCGACCAGGACTTCGACGAGGACGTGATCCACACGGCCCGTCATCACCTTGGAGAAGTGACGTGAGCCAGCCCTTCTACATCGTGATCAACGCGCGTCTCGGGCCCTCTTCCCACCCGCACAAGCACGAAACCTTCCATGAAGCCCAGCACGAAGCCGAGCGCATCGCTTCGATATCGCCGGGCGACAAGGTTTTCGTGCTCCGGGCCGTCGGCTTTGCCGTCAAGAAACGCGCCGATTGGGTCGACTTCGAACAACCCGATCTCGACGACGAAATCCCCTTCTGAGGAGCACATCATGACCACCACCAATCCCCGCGGCCCCAACGCGATCGATCAGCACGTCGGCGCCCGCATCCGCCTCCGCCGGTCTCTGATGACCATGAGCCAGTCCGAGTTGGGCGAAAAGCTGGGCGTCACCTTCCAGCAGGTCCAGAAGTATGAGCGCGGCACAAACCGTGTCGGCGCCTCCCGTCTCTGGCTTCTCGCCAATGTGATGGAGGTCCCGGTCTCGTATTTCTACGACGGGCTCGAGCAAGACGGTTCGACCTCTGTCCCGGCCGCCGACAATGACACCCTCTACGACTTCATCGCCAGCCCGGACGGGATCGACCTGGCACGGGCATTCTCCGCCATCAAGGACGCCAAGGTCCGCCGGCGGATGATCGACCTGTGCCGCGCGCTCGGGCCGGCCGCGCTGTCCGATGCCGAGGCCGCGAAGCTCTATCGCCGGCAGGCCAAAGCCGAAGGGGTGAAGGCGGCATGAGCGAGGGATTCATGATGGCGCTCGGCGTAATCGCGATTCTAGGCGCATCGGTTAGCATGGGGTGGGCCATCGCCCAGCAAACCAGAAATACGGCATCGACCCTGCTATACAAGGTGATCCCGTTCCTGTCCGGGCTCTCGTCGGTCGCATTCATATGCCTCACCCTTTGGGGGCCGGCATGACCGTCCGCCCCATCGCTTTCACCGGCGCCATGGTGACCGCTCTGCTGGAAGGCAGGAAGACGCAAACAAGGCGGGTTGCCTCGAACATCGTCTTTAAGCCGGGGATCAATCCTCGCTTCACCGGCCTGTCTGCACACCGCTTTGCGGGTGAGGAATGGATGATCCACGGCACGGGCGAAGCCAGCGAGCCCTTCCGCGTTCCTTACGCCGTCGGCGATCTGCTCTATGTCCGGGAGTGCTGGCGCACGATCATCGACTGGGACACCCGGTCACCGCGCGAGATAGCGGACAATCACGCCATTTGGCCCGGGCACGAGAACGCACCTTTGCCGCGGTTCTATGAAGCCGATCAGTTCGAAACGGGCTGCGTACCGTTCGGGATGACGAGCGAGCCCGGGCGCCTACGCGCCGCTATGCACATGCCGCGCGTGCTCTCCCGCCTCACCCTCAAGGTGACGGATGTCCGGGTCGAGCGGGTGAAGAGCATCAGCGAGGCGGATGCTGTTCGAGAAGGCCTGAAGGAGTGCTCGACAGGGCTTCCGGAAGACGAGCCGCGCATCTGGGGTACGCCGGGGCCGCAAGGCCAGTTTGATCCCGAACTCGCCGCCTACTCCCCACGCGAGGCGTTTCGCCGCCTATGGGACAGCATAAACGCATCCCGCGGCTACGGCTGGGAAGAAAACCCCTGGGTGATCGCCATTTCCTTCGAGGTGATCCGCCAGAACGTCGATGATTTGCTGAAGGGGGATGCAGCATGACCCGATACGCCGAAACCACATCCGTCAGCTCTACGAAGTCCCGTGCCGAGATCGAGACCACGCTTGAGCGCTACGGAGCTGATTCCTTCATGTGCGGAACCGAGCCTGGCCGGGCCCTGGTCGCGTTCCGGATGAACGGACGCCACATCAAGTTCGTTCTGCCGATGCCGGCGAAGGATGACCCCGCTTTCGCGGAAACACCGACCGGAAAAGCGCGGGCTCCGGAAGCGGCCCTGAAAGCGTGGGAACAGGCCGGGCGGCAACGTTGGCGAGCCCTCGCGCTGGTAATCAAGGCGAAGCTGGAAGCGGTCGAGAGCGGCATCACCGAGTTCGACGACGAGTTCATGGCGCACATCATGCTGCCGAACGGCGAGACCTTCGGCTCGTGGGCGAAGCCGCAGATCGCCGCGGCCTACGACACGGGCGACATGCCGCCGCTCCTGCCGGCGCCGGATAGTGACCAATGACCGCCCTCCTGATCCCCTTCACGCTCGGCTTTATCGCCGCGGCCTATATCGCGGGCCGTTCGGCCTGGGAGCGCGATCAGATCCGCGCCGGCCGCGAGATCACCCCGAAATGGTTTGACCCGAACAAGGCCCAGCCGCGCAAGCGTGTCAGGCGGGCATAGGAGATGGATATGCCTATCTGTTCGAAGCACTGCCGGTATTTCGACGCGCACACGGCGAAAGGTTCCGTTGCTGACTGCCGGGCGATTTCGCACCTGCCAGTTATGCAGGGTCGCACGCCAGAGCCGGAAGAGCGGAACGCCAAACGCTTCGAGATGGCATTCCCCGGCCCGCTGCAAGACATCGTCGTCCCCGGCTTCGGCATCGTCTCGGTTTCCCGCGGGCATGAAACCAGGGGCGGGCAGGAATGCCCCTATCGCGGGCCGTATGCCTATCCCAAGCAGATCGAGCCGGATCACATCACGTACACGGCCCAACCCCATGGAGATGGATATGAGTAAAGAAGATGATGGCTCCCTCGCTGTTGCGAGGTCCGTGTCCTCGGCTCCTGCGGAGCCTGCGAGCCGGTCAATCGACATGGACGACATTATCGAGATGGCCTTCGTCGCTGGCTTCAAGGCGTCTGGCGAGGGCTACAACGGCGAGTATCCGTTTGACGAAGACGAGCGCCTGATCGCGCGCGAGCTGTGGGAACAAATCTCCGAGTGCCGCGAAAAGATCACACGTCTTGTGATGCAAGAAAAGCTCGAAGCGGCCCGCAGCGAACGCGAGGACACGCAGCAGGCGCAGCCTGCCACCCCTTCCCATGGAGACCATCAATGACACTGGAAGAGAAGATAGCTGAAGCTATTGAGGCTTGGCAGAACGACGCAGACGCCAATCCGTATTTCGTCGAGGACGGTGAGCAATCGCTTGCCCAAGCCATCGCACAAGCCCTCTCAGGTATATGCGTGGAGTGCCTGGAGCTTGAGTGGCGGAAGTACCTGCCAAACACACTGAAGAGCCGGACGCCATTTGCGAGCTACACCATTAAACCGAAGCCTAGCGGGCTTGCGTGGTCAGTGCTCATATTTGGCTATCAAGAATCTTCCGTTCGTTCCGAGCACCCCACCCTCGAATCCGCTCAACAGGCCTGCCAAGCAGACTTCTCCTCTCGCTGGGCTTCATGCGCCAAGACACGGACAGTGGAGGAGGTTCGCCGGGAATACCTGGAGGAGCTGATTGCTCACTTCGACGAGGCGGCCGCTGCGGAATGGGACAACGCTGGCTGCAACGATCAAGAGGGCGGGAGCGAGAAGGACACTAAGCGTTTCGTCCACGCCGCGGGGAATTATCAGTTCTGCGCAGATCAGCTCCGCTCCCTCCAGCAGGAGGGCAAGAGCGATGCGTGATGTCCCTGCGCTTGCCGAGCATCTGGCCAACATGGTCACGGCACACGATACCCCGCGCTACCGGACAGTGCTCAAGGACAACATCAAATTCCTGGAGCGCGAACTAGCATCCGCCCTAGCCGAAGCCCGTGCAGAAGGAGCGCGGGAGGCGTTGTCTATGGCTGCCCATGCCGCCGCAGAGAAGGCCATTAAGGATGGGGATTATGTTCATGGTCCTGAGGGCGATGGGTGGCGAAAAGCGGCTGAATGGCTCCGCGCTCGCTCTCAATTTCAATCCACAGGGGAGGGGTAGATGTCTGGCACATTCGACCTTGCTGATATCTCACACACCGAAATCTGGCTTTTTGTCGATGGCGAGCGGCTTTCGGAGCTGTCGGGCTTCGATACCACCCAGGTCAAAATCCGGTTCGACGATGCCTGCGAGCATCATCCTCGCGCTGATATCGAGGTCCGGGAGGAGAGACACTTCATCGAGCGCCGGACGCTTCACATGATGGATCGAGAACAAATGACTGACACAGAAGATAATGGTTCGCACCCTGTCGGGTGCCCCGTGTCCTCCCCTTCGGGTGCGGGCCGGGAGCTTGTGGGGGCCCTTCGCGAATGGGCTGATGTGACAGCCGCGACCGACACGGAAGCCCAGCGTCAAGAAGACCGCCTTCTGGAGGCATGGAACGCATTCAAAAGCTCTGCCGCCGCCCTCGCCAATATCCCGGATGGGTGGCGGGAGATCGACGAGCTAGCGAAGACCGGCGAACCCATGCTTGTGCTTTTCGATGGCACGGGCGGACGTGAAGCCGTCACGGCTTCGTGGACCTATGACGGCACATCCATGTGGTGGTGGAAAGCGGCTATGGACGGGGGCTTCATCAATCCAGCGTTCGTCACGCACTATCGCGAGATCGGCCCCCTCCCCCAGCCACCAGAGGTGAAGTGATGACGTACGATCAAGATATTGCGGTGCGCTTCAAGCAGCAATTTCCCTGCTGTGGTGAACTGGATTCATCCGGGACCTGCTGCGCTCCGGCCTGCGCATTCGGCGAGGTGATGAACGCGCTGGGCAAGCTGAAATATATCCGGGCCCAATCTGAAAGCGCCCTGCG